AATAATTGAGCTTGATCAACTCATAGGGATGATGTTGGTTCGAGTCCAACCACCAGTCCATTTAATTACTTTCAATAAAAAAAAAACAAAATGAAAGTCAATCTTCGTAAAGCCAATCAATTGGCTCTTGAACTTCAAAACAAACTAAAAACTGTTAAAGTTTCGCCTACAACTGTTGTCAACCTTTTAACAGCTCCCAAACCCCAAGTTGACGCTGCTAGAAAAGAACTTCTTTCTAAACTGGAACAAAAGCATTCTGCTATTAAAGCACTTTATGCTATCCGTCTTGCAGTTGGCTCTCTTCCTAGAGCAAACCAGCTACTTACCAGAATTGCCGAACAGCAAGCTCTGGAAGCTGCCGTGGCAACATTTGCCGACAACAGATATCTCTGCAACGTAGCAGAGCTTGACGCAAAGTTTAACCGCTTTGTTTCGGCAACAGGTGATGCTCGCCATTATGCTGAAGAAAGCATTTCTGTAAACTTGCTCTTGCAACATGAAATTGAAGCTGGCGCACAAACTCTCAAAGCAATCCGTAAAGAGATTCTTGCTTTGAAAGCAGACCTTTTTGACTACAATGTAAGCAATTTCATTGAGCTCAGCGACGACACTGTAAAAGTCCTTGAGAGCTTCGACCTTATCTAAAGATAGGGTCTTAGCTTTTAAGGCAGGATAAAGATTAAAGGCGCTTTTATTTTCCGTTAGGAAAATGAACTCTCGTACACACTCCCTATGCGGACAAAAAACAATCGTGTTTATACACGGAAAACTGTCTTTTGTATGTCTGTAAGGAATTTGAGTCTTGTAAAGTAAAATTTGCAAATTGAACTTTGCTTTGCTTTTTTTCTTTATCCTTTTTTAATACATTTAAAGGTAATGTAATGCTACAGCATAATCAATTTGAAAACACCTACTCTTCTCTTATTAACCCATTCGGGGTTAGGGTAGAGTTTTTTAATGATAAAGACGATTTTGATCGATATGTTGAAACACACGCAAAAAAGCAAATTAAAATCCCTAATCAATGCGATGGCTACGCCCTTACATTTAAAGACCATAATAATTTTAAATCTTTTGCCATCTTTGTAGACAAAAACCAACATAACCCTAAAAAGAAGCTATATGACTATGGATTAATTGCCCACGAGTGCATTCACATTGCTCACATGGTTTTTGGTTTTGTAGGTCAAGAATCTACATCTGATAATGATGAATTGTTGTGTTACACTGTACAATCCCTAGTTAATGATTTCGATACTTATTCTAAACTTTAATTATGCCCGCTTGGTGGAATGGTAGACACAGGAGACTTAAAATCTCCCGCGAATGCGTACCGGTTCGAGTCCGGTAGCGGGTACCAACTCAAAAAAAAACACAGTCATATAAAGGAATTAAACATGACACAACCTAAACCAAGTATTACTTACGATCAAATCATTCAGCAAATCATGTCTGAAATGACTCGCACAATGAACGCAAGCGAGCTTCAGAAGCTGTCTTCTACTCTTCTTTACCTTGAACAAGCCCGTGCTACAGGCGAACAAGGTTAATCAGTTTGGGTCCTGCGCCGGCTGAGCGTTCAGGATAGGCTAAAGATTTGTTGAGTTATCAGCTCAGCAATAGGCAAAGAGAAATGACTGATAATCGTTTCTGCGCCCAAAAGCTATTTAGTGTGTTAAGTTCTGCATTAAACGTATTGTAACTCATCGGGGAAAAGGCTTTAAGCCTTTTGAGAGTTTATTGGTTAGTCTACGGTTCGACTCCGTAATTTACGTTTAGAGGTGATACCTTCCTTTATAAGAGTAAACCAATCGCACTAAATCCTGTCCTGTTGTTTGTGGGCTTTCTCAGGCGTCAAAGAAACCCAACTCCCCATTCATCTTCAAAAAAAAGTATCAGTTATGAAACTTGATATTAAGCCTACTGCTAAATTTGATTTTACTAATGTCACCAATGACCAAAATTATGAACTGTATATTGATTACAATTCAGGTTATGGTCTATGGTCTTTGTATATTGATTCTGTTGTGCGGCACTATATTACGGGTCAATATACTCAAAAATCTTTGGCTTTTGCTTGCGGCGTTTCTAAAGGCGCTATTAATCATTGGCTAAAACGCGCTACTATTGTATACCGTGGTAAAGAATATACTCCGCAACAATTTCGTATGATTCACAACATCAATGGCGTTAATCTTATTTGAGGTGTTCTATGAACCCCATCGTTTACACAGCTATCGTTACTCCTTTTTGGGGTGGCGAAATTGACTATCCTTCATTTGCTCGTTTGATTGAAAATCAAATTGAAGCCGGCGTTCATGGTATTGTCGTAGCAGGAACAACTGGTGAGTGCCCTACACTATCACACGAAGAGCACGTTGAACTCGTAAAGTTTGCCTCTCGTATCATCAATAAGAGGGTAACTCTTATTGCGGGTACAGGCTCTAACTCGACTCGTGAAGCTATTGCTCTTACCCAAGCTTGCCAGAAGTATGCTGATATTGCTATGGTTGTCGTTCCTTACTACAACAAGCCAACGCAAGCCGGCATTGTAGCTCATTACATTGCTATTCACGAAGCTACTGATATACCTATCATGATTTATGATGTACCTCATCGTACAGGTGTCTCTATCAATACAGATAGCATTATGATGCTTGCTGATTTACCCAGGATTTCTTCAATCAAAGACGCTTCTGGTGAACCAGCAAGAACCAAAATCATTTCCAAATACCTCAATGTATTTTCAGGAGATGATAACTTGGTTCAGGAATTTATGGCTAATGGTGCTGTCGGTGTTGTTAGTGTGGCTTCCAATCTTGAACCATATCTAATGCTTCGCAATCTCTACTCTATGACACAGCATCCTCACCTGTATTCTATCAATGCCATTGCCTATGTAAAAAAAGAACTCTTTACGAGAAATTTAATCACAGCTAATGAGCTTAGACTGCCCTTGCTACCTATTTAATCTGTAAGCCTTCGGGCTTACAGAAAGGTAATCAAATGAATCCAGATGTCAACTTAGAAGTCATTACTAAAGACAACGTTAAACTGTATTTTCCTGAATACGTTTTTCAGAGCAATGTTTACTATTTTCCGCACAAGTGCAAAAATTGTACAGCTTTGAGAATTATGCTAAATTACCATTTAGGCAGATACAAAACCCACACGGAAAAACTGGATCTTCTTGTAGCTATATCTATTTTCTTGGAAAATCCATACAATGCTTCTGATGCATTGCTTTCAAAGCTTAAAACAATTGCTACTAATGTATCCTTAGACCTAATGGTGTAACATGGGCCTTGCTGATTTAACTCTTGATGAGCTTATAAAGGCTTACCAAAACGCTTTGACTGAATACTTTGCTAATACAAAAAGTTATAATCTTCAACGCGTTAACAGCAAACTTGCTTACATTGAAAGAGAAATCAATAAACGAGTGATTGCAAAAGCAATCTACCCGTCTCACCCAAACTCTAAACATTTCACCCACCCCAACAACTCATTTCGTTTAGGAACTATTACAAATGGCCAACAAACAATTAATGAAAAGCTTGACGAGCTTCGGGAAACCAAAAAAGAATCCTTACGCTCTTACATTAAACGGTCAAGAGACTATCGTTTGGAAATCACAAAAGCAAAATCTTGATGAAATTGTTTTGGAATTTGCTGAAAACAGCAACACCAAACTTCCAGTTTCTGTTATGCTTTGTGATGGCCTTAAAACCATTACCTATTATGTCCTCGACTATGTAGATGTAATTGTTAATCCAAAACTAAACATTACAGAATACTACGATGGTATTCTATATGCCAATGCCCCTATCCATGAATATGAGCTTGATGAAGCTTAACCCAACCCTAAGGAAAATACAATGAACGCACTAACCAACTCTGCCCGTTGCGCCCAAAAAGCCGACTCTTTTGAAGCACGCCTTGCTGCTCTTCTCCCTGTCGGATCTGATGGCGGACCTCTAAAACCAGAAGTAACTCGCATCAACAAAGCAGTCGAAAAACTTCGCCAATGCGCACGTGATTGGGAATCTATCGCTGCCTAACAGGAGTGTATACTATGTATACAAGCAGATATAATGGAATTGATTTAGATTTTATTTATTCTATTGTCACTCTTAAAGACATCAAAGATTTTCATACCCACTCTTTCACAAAATCTACCTATGTAAGACTTGCTGAATTTATCCATAACTGCTTCAACGATTTTGACTTTCGCAACAACGATGTATTTCGTTCTACTTTAGAACCACTTTACTATTTTTGCAGAGACAAAATCCATGCTATGGATACCGCTACAGGACATAAAAGAATGACTATTGAGCATTCAATTATGAAAAGCGCAGAAAAATTAGCAAAAACCAAAATCACTGATGGGTTGTACTTTCTCACTACTTCTGATTATTCTGGTGCTGTTTACAGAGCCAGAAAACTCGACCAAAATTTTTACTATGACCTCAGAAAGGCTATACTATGACTCAAAAAGCTGTTAATTCAACTTCTGATGAACGCGTTGTTAATAATGGCGCACGGCATCAATACAGAGTGCTTACTGATGAAGAAAAAGCTCTCATTACAAACATCAAAGATAAAGCACTTGAATTAGAAAATCTGATTCGCTCATCAGGTGAGAGTCCCTCTTATGCAGGAGTTTCCACAAAAAAATCTAGCATTGCTATTACCAATTTGCAGCAAGCCACTATGTGGGCTGTTCGCGGCATTACTAACTAATCTGTTTCTTGGTTTCAACGCGCATATAAAGGAAATGTAATGCGTCCTACTACTCCCGTTAAACGCCCTATTCTGGCACTCCCTACTGACCCAAATTTTGTCATTCGTGATTTCCGTCAAGAACAAGACAACTACGCTCGACTTGATAACTTTATCAAAAGCAAGCGTCCCTTGAAAGTCAAGACTATGCAAGAATTGGCTTTTGCTCTTGGTGTTACTACCCATCGATTTACTGTACCTGTATTGAATGCTATTATTCAACAGCGCCCTCCTTTGTACGCTATGAAATATTACGCAAATCAAATTTTCAACACCAAATAAATTACACAAAAATTGATTTAAGCCAGTGTGGGGGTAACCCTATGCTGGCTTTTTTTTATTACTCTGCTCAAATCGTTTTGCCCATTTTATGTGAGGTATTCCACTATGGCACAAATTGACTACACCTTTGATGATGTTCTGCTTGAACTTGGCCTTGAAGAAGATATTCTCATGAGAGACTATGAAGCCAACAAAGAACTCAATCAATCCAAAGATACTATTGTCGTTAGCGTATTTACTAACGGCCAAAGCTACACAAGCATGTTTGCTAATGCCGATGAAGCTAATGACTACGTTAAATCCATTGTTGGTGAATCCATCCCTGAAACTGCTAAATCTCATTTGGCAGCCAAAGACAACAAAACTCTTTTTAGAATTTTGGAAGTCCTTCCCAACTCCGATAAAATTTACATGTACTCCAAGGGTCAAATGATTATCTTTGACACTTTTCAAGAAATGGTAGCAACAATGTTTACTATTAATCTTGGTTACGGTGCTGTATCTTTTGATGGTGATTCCGTACACTCGTTCACTACCCAAGAACAACTCGCTTCTTTGGTTATGGCTAACTTTCAACTAGGAAATTAATATGCTTTTTAAGCACTCCCCAACAGAAACCGAAGAAGCAGTTATCGAATGCCTTAAAGCTGAGCTGGTTCCTTTTATCCAGTCCAGCCCTGGCCTTGGAAAATCTAGCATTGTTCGTGGCATTGCTTCCAAAGCTAACTACAAGCTTATTGACGTACGCCTCTCGCAATGCGCGCCAGAAGACCTCATGGGCCTTCCTATGAAGATTGATACACCTAATGGTGTTCGCTCTGCTTTTATCCCCTTCACAACTTTTCCTATTGAAGGCGATAGTCTTCCTGAAGGTAAAGATGGTTGGATTTTGTTTTTGGATGAGTTTAACTCTGCCCCAAAATCTGTCCAAGCAGCTGCTTATAAACTCATTCTTGACCGTGAAGTTGGCCAAGCCAAACTCCACCCAAAAGTAAAAGTTGTAGCAGCCGGCAACCTGAATACAGATAAAGCTATTGTTAACAGTCTTAGCACTGCAATGCAATCTCGTGTTATCCACGTTATTATGGAAAGCAATCTTAAAGACTGGTCTGATTATGCAGCAAAAGCTGGATTCGACCATAGAATTTTAGCTTTCCTAAACTTTGCTCCGCAGAATCTACACAACTTCAACCCTGACCACCAAGACAAAACATTTGCTTGCCCAAGAACTTGGGAATTTTGCAGCAGACTTATCAAAAATAAAGAAGCTGATAAAATCAATCTTAAACTTGTCGCAGGTACTATCGGTGAAGGTGTAGCTGTTGAATTCCATGCATTCTTGGAAGAGTTTGCTAATCTGCCAAATTATGCAGATATTGTCAAACATCCTATGAATGTCGAAGTGCCAAGCAGAGTATCCACAAAGTACGCTGTCGTTTCTATGCTTGCTTACTCTTTGAAAATTGAAGATTTTGAATCTGTTGTTCAATACGTTAATCGTATGACAAAAGAATTCCAAGTCATCTTCTATCGTCAAGCCTCCGGCAGACAACCCAAACTCCAAAGAAATCCAAGCTACGTCTCGGCAACTTCTAAACTCTTAAACGAAATCATGTGAGGTCACTATGACTAAACCTACCATCTACGTTGGAGACTTTGTAAAATTTATTAACACTACAGAAGATAATAAAGATTCTGTTTACGAAGTCTTCTTCAAAAGAGCACAAATCGACACAGGTCCTCTGGGTGATTGGCCTGCCGCTTTTGAATTGCAGCTGAGGCCTTTGGATCTCAGCGCCCAATGTATTTGGGCTTACGAAAACGAAGTGGAGCACATTCAATATGACGAATCCCTTTGATCATATCAAAAGCCTTCCAATTCCCGATGAATCAGTATTAAACGAGCTTCTTAATAAAACAAAAGCTCGTTTATTCTTTAAGAATAACTCTGCATTCTTAGGTTCTTTGCTATGCGACCATAATTACATTTGGGATGACACTGTTGATACGGCTTGGTGTAATGGTTCTACCATTGGATGGAATCCACACTTCTTTCACTGGCTTACAGATGAAGAACGTATTACAGTCTTAGCCCATGAATTGTTTCATACTGGCTTTGACCATCTTACAAGATTTGGTGAAAGACACCACGAAACATGGAACCAAGCAGCCGATTTTATCATCAATAACCACCTACAAAAAAGTGGTTTTCTTTTTGGCGATAAGCTAATGTCCTTGGAACCTTGCTTGGATCAGTCTCTTCCAGATATGACAACCGAGCAGTTATATGCCTTGCTTTATAAGCAAAACCCGCCTCAACAAGGCAACGGTCAGCCGAGCTCTTCTAATGGCTCTGGTGATCCTCAGGCAGGCAAAGGATGGGCTGATATTAAGCAGTCTACCTTAACACCTACCCAACAAGTAACCAAGATGGTTAAGGCAACCCAAGCGGCCCAAGTGGCAAAACAAGCAGGTGCAATCCCTGGCGAAATTGCTACTATGATTGATAAGTTCCTTAATCCAAAACTACCTTGGTATGTTATCCTTTCTCAGCATATGTCTGAAATCAACAAAGAAGACTTCAGCTGGAAAAGACCTAACAGAAAATATGATGATGAGTATCTTCCATCTCTTTACTCCGAAGACAGACTTACCCATATTAGTTACTACCTTGACGTCTCTGGTTCGGTTACCGATGAACAAATCCGCTTCTTTAATACCGAAGTAAAATTTATTCATGAAAATCTGCAACCAGAAAAACTTACTCTTGCTACTTTTGACACCAAAATTAGAGATGTGTATGAATTCACCGAAGACATGCCATTTGACAAAATTGAAGTTCACGGAAGAGGTGGTACAGATTTAAACGCGGTTTATCGTCACATTGTTGACAATAAACCAAGTGTAGCAGTTGTCTTTACAGACCATTACTGCTACCCTATGACGGATCCAAAAATTCCAGTTATCTGGATTATTATTGGAAACCCGAAACTTGTCGTACCTTATGGTATGGTAATTCACGTAGAGGATGATCTATGAACAACACTATGAAACTACAGCTTATACTTCAAAGTCTAGGCTTTGACCCAGGGCCTCTTGATGGCATTCCAGGTCCTATGACACGCAAAGCTCTTAAAGCATTCCAGGCTTCTTTAAAGCTTGCTGCTACTGGTGAACTCAACACCAGAACTTCTAACGCTCTATTCGGCGTTAAAGAAGGTAGACAAGCTCTTGTTGTGCCACCTTGGTATGAATATGCCAACACTTTCCTGGGTACTAAAGAAGTAGCCGGTAAAGGCTCCAACTCTACTATTATGGGTTGGGCAAAAGCACTTGGTAAAAGCGTTAGCTCTGTATTTACAGATGACGATATTGCTTGGTGTGGTTTGTTTGTTGCGCACGTTATGCAGACAACCAACCCCAATGAACCTATTCCTGCTAACCCTCTTGGCGCCCAGCAATGGAACAAATACGGAGAACGCTCCCTAACTCCTTCGTTAGGCGACGTACTCGTTTTCTGGAGAGGTTCTCCCACATCTTGGAAAGGTCACGTTGGCTTTTACGCCGGCGAGAATGCTACCTCTTACAAAGTACTTGGTGGTAACCAATCCAACAAAATCACTGACGATGCTTGGATCTCTAAAGACAGACTCATCTCTGCAAGACGCCCAACTGGAAGCATTTACAAAACGCAACCACTTATCCTTACGGCAAGTGGCAAGCTTTCGACCAATGAAGCTTAAAATAGTAGCGGAGCAATCCGCTACTTTTTATTAAGGAATACCATGACCCAACTGAATACCGAACAGCAAGAAGCAGTAGAACGCTTTTTTGCTTTTATGCTTTCAGATGCTCGTTTTTTTGGCTTGTCTGGCAAAGCCGGTACAGGTAAAACATATTTAGCAAAGCATCTTATTGAATGCGCCCAAAACAAGTACCAAAAGTACTGCCAACTTGTAAATATTCCTCAGAATATCAAAACCATTAAACTCTGCGCAACAACTAATAAAGCTTGTAAGCAGCTTCAAAAAGAATTCCCTACAGCTGATATTACTACAATTCATAGCTATCTGGGACTAAAAGTAGTAGAAGATAACAGAACAGGCAAGTCTCATCTTGTACCTGAGCCAGCTATCATTACCAGAGAAAACCATCTATTACTTATTGATGAAGTTTCAATGATTGACCAAGAGCTTATGGATTACATTCATAACAACTTTGCCGATTCTAAAATCATTTTAATGGGCGATATTGCTCAGCTACCACCTGTCGGCTCTTTTCATATGCCGGCTTTTAATTCAGTTGATCCCGCGTTTATGGTTTTTTTGACCAAACAAATGCGCAATCTAAGCCAGCCTACTCTACAAAACACTTGCGATACTCTTAGAGCGTTTGTAGTAGATGGCTCATTGCCTACTATTAATCCTCAAAGCGGTGTTTTAGAAGTACTATCAGAAATTGATTTTCTCAAAAAAATCACTGATACTTTCGATGCTAATTTAGCCTCTTCGGTTATTCTTACGTACACCAACAAAAAGGCTTTACAATATGACGATCACATCAATAAGACTTGCCATAGCAATAGTGACTACTATGTTGTTGGGAAGGGTTACTTCTCTAATTCGTACATTCCTCTTAAGCAGCCACCTAACGGAAATGCTATTATTCATACTGATGATTTTGTTTCTCTCTCTGCTTTAAGCCCTACAGCACGTTCGAGCAAAGAGTTTTATCAATCTTTTGATTTAAGTGGCATTACTGAATTCAACTTCAAAGCAGCCGTACTCAAAACCAGTAATGGTGTGATGTTGGGTACATACGCAGTCCCTCTTGAAAAGTACAAATGGCAACAAGCTATCAAAGATGCTACCAATTTTAAGAGATGGGCGCTTGTAAGTAATCTAAAATCAAGCTTTGTGGATTTACGGACTGGCAATGCTATGACCGTACACAAATCACAAGGCTCTACCTTTGATACTGTTTTTATCGACTTAGATGATCTATCCAAAGTCAGAGACAAAAACCAACTCGCAAGAATGCTTTATGTGGCATTCTCTAGGGCTCAAAACAAAATCTACTGTAAGGGAGACCTTAAACTTTAAGGTAAAACCATGAATATTATTGAAACTAAAGCAGTTACAGAAAGGTTTATTCAAGAACTTTTTGAAAAAAAGCATATATCATTGATACAACAAACCTGCGCTTTAGCTGAAAGAAATTTTCAACTTAACCCAGCAGCATCAAAAGGTTTTGTTTACAAAGGTACCTTTTATCCTATTTATCCAGGACAGAAGTTAACAGAACGCAAAAACTTTGCTTTCATTGATCCATCTCTTAAACCAGAGATGGATGAAATTTATGAAGAAATTAGACTAAGCGAGAACGAAAGATCCAATCTTCGCAATTACATCAATAGTATGATGCTATTATGTGAAGGATGGCAAGACGTTAGAAATGCTTTGCCTGAAACAGCAAAGCTTCTTATTCAAGAGATTTCTACTCTCGAACGCACAGGCCCAGAAGGCATGTTGTTTGACAGAGACCCACAGAAATCCTTGAAAGTCTATGAACGTTTTAAGGCTTTGTTTGATTTCTACATTGTTGTAAGTCAGATATAATGAAATACTACTACTATTCTGAAAATCCTCAATCTCAATATTCAATTGCTATTGTATCTACAACTGTAGACATGCAACTTATTAACAAAGAGTACATTGACGGTCATTTCAATAAAGATGACGTAGTAGTATTACAACTTCAAACTGACAAGGCAAAGCCAACTTCTACTTTTCAGAAAACTTTTTTACAGGATTTAATCCCTGTATTAAATCAATTTGTTACTAAATTTTTAATCTGTACATCTTCTGATTATTTTAAAACACTTACTGGCTTAACTAAAGCAGACCCTTATGTCGGCTACTCTATGCCTCTCAAATTCCCCAAGGAATTTGAAGGCACCATGCAAGTATTTTACGTTCCAACGTATAAACAGCTGTTTTATAACCCAGATAAAACACGTTTTAAAATCACTCAGGGTATCCAAGCTGTAAAAGATAAACTTACTGGTGTATACCAACCACCCGGTTCTTTTACTATCAACCCAGCAAGCTATCTTTATACGTTTGAAGACATCAGAAAAGCTCTTAAAGGCTTAATTGATTCTAATGCAGATGTTGCTTGCGACATTGAAACCTTTTCTTTAAAGTTTCACAAAGCCAAATTAGGCACTATTGGATTTGCCACAGACCAGTCTAATGGGTTTGTTTTTCCTGTTGATTTTCACACAGATAAACACCTCATTAGACAGCTTTTAAAAGAGTTTTTTACACTATTTAAAGGCAAGCTCATATTCCATAACATTAGTTATGACGTTAGCGTTCTCATTTACGAACTCTACATGAATGACGTGGTAGATACAGAAGGTCTGCTGTATGGATTAGATGTATTCTTTAATAGGCCTTGGGACGATACAAAGCTTATTGCTTATCTCGCAACTAACACTTGCGCAGGTAATGAGCTCGGTCTTAAACCACAGTCCCAAGAATTCTCTGGCAATTATGCTAAAGAAGACATTAAAGATATCAATCTAATACCACTTTCAGATCTATTAGAATACAACCTAATAGATTGCTTCTCTACTTGGTATGTTTACAATAAACATTATCAAACAATCATTGACGACAACCAATTAGACATTTATGAAAATCTGTTTAAGCCGGCTATTGTAGACATCGTTCAGATGCAGCTCACTGGCTTGCCTATTGATATGGATAAAGTAAAGGCTGCTAAAGCCGAATTGGAAATCATTTCTGATAACTACTTAAACCAAATCAATAATAACAGAATCATTCAGAATTTTGTGTTAGAGCTACAGCAAGACCACGTTAATAAACGTAATGCTGCTCTTAAAACAAAACAGATTGGTTTAACAGATGCTGAAACCCTTGCTATTACATTCAATAGCAATTCAGCACCTCAAAAGCAACAGCTCTTGTATGATTACATTGGTTTACCTGTAATCGCTTACACAAAAAGCAAGCAACCTGCTACAGACGCAGACACCTTAGAAAAACTTATCAGCACTACCAATAAACCAGAAGTCATTGATCTTATTAAAGCTCTCCTTGGCTTTACTGCCGTAGACAAAATCTATACCACGTTTATTCCAGCAATGGAAGAAGCCGTACAAGATTCTAACGGTGATTATTGGTTGTTTGGCAATTTTAACTTGGGTGGAACTGTTTCAGGAAGATTAAGCTCTTCAGGTCCTAATCTGCAAACAATACCTTCTACTGGTACTATCTATGCAAAGCTTATTAAAGATTGTATTATAGCACCCAAAGGATGGGTATTTGTTGGTTTGGATTTCGACTCCCTTGAAGATAAGATCTCTGCTTTAATTACAAGAGACCCAAACAAGCTTAAAGTGTACACAGACGGCTATGATGGTCACTCTCTCAGAGCCTTCTCTTACTTTGGCACGCAGATGGCAGGCATTGACGAAACATCTGTTAAAAGCATCAACTCTATTGCTGATGTATACCCAGACTTAAGACAGCGCTCTAAAGCTCCTACATTCTTGCTTACTTACGGTGGTACATTCAGAGGTCTTATGGCTAACTGCGGTTTTACGCAAGATGAAGCCGTAAACATTGAAACCAAGTACCATAATCTTTACCAAGTAAGCGACCAATGGGTAGCTGCCAGAATTGCTGAAGCCGCTAACACTGGCTATATTACCGGAGCATTTGGTTTGCGTGTCAGAACACCTATAACCAAACAAACTGTTCGAGGAACTTCTAAAACGCCGTATGAAGCAGAATCTGAAGCCAGAACAGCCGGTAATGCTTTGGGTCAATCCTGGTGCTTGTTGAATACAAGAGCCGGCATCCAATTTATGAATGTAGTAAGGGCATCAAAATATCGTTTAGATATCAGACCTTGTGCCCACATTCACGATGCCCAGTATTATCTCGTTAGGGAAAATCCTGAAATCTTATTATATCTTAACGACAAATTGGTTGAAGCCGTTTCTTGGCAAGAACACCCTCTTATCGTACACGATAAAGTTAAGCTTTCAGGTAAGCTCTCTGTATTCTACCCAAGTTGGGCGTATAGCTTTAACCTACCAAACCACTGTAACGAAGCAACTCTTTATGAATGCATTGCTACTCATAAAGACAATCTCAAAAAGAAAGACATACGATGACTGAAAAAGCACCAAAAACAAAGCCAGCAGCTAATGTTGGCCTTAAAGAACTCAGCAAAATTGCTCGAGCTGCTTGGATGAAAAACAATCCAGGTAAAGAACCAAAACCATTAAGAACCAAGAAGGATAGATAATGGACGTTGAAGTTACTGAACCGCAATACAACACAAACTTTTTAGTTACTTATACTGTAACTAACAAAGAAGGCTCCATTCTTATGGGCAACGCAATTGCAAGCATTACTGGACAATTAGAGTTTATCTCCCTTGATGTAATCCATAATATCAACGCTATTGCGATGGAAACAGCAGTCAAAACTCATGGTATTGATGTCAAAGACATTGGTCTATTCGTGCTGACTGGACTCATTCCTCTGGGGGCATGTACCTCTGAGGAATTCTTGGCCAAGTAATCAAACACTTGGCTAACGGCAAGCGGAGTAGACCTCCTACACGCTTGCCACCTTCCCCTAAAGCCCTATATAAAACTCCTGCTAAGGAGCTTCCTATGCGCCAAATCACCGAAAATTCCAGAGCACTACGTCGTGCTTACAAAGACAAAATGAGAAGTAAAGCAAGAAAACTTTACAAAGATAACGCAAATCCAGATCTTATGGCCGACCATTTAGCAGCCTGTTCTTGTTGGATGTGTGGCAATCCCCGCAAGTATTTCAATCAAGATACTCTTGCTGAGGTTAAACATCTTGACTTGTTTAAAAGTCAAATAAACGATTAAGGCTTACAATGTTTACCAATATTACCGACATACCACTGCCAATGGCAGTTTGGTTGGCTTATGACGATTACGATTTTGTCAAAAAACCCAATTCTATTTCTGCTACAACCTTACTGAAACCAGTAAGGCAAATTATTCTTTCTGCTAGAATTCCTGAAGGTGAGCAGACCCCAGTAGATCTTTCTAGCAGAATTTCTTCCAAGCTTGGCTCCGCTGTCCACAGCAGTGTTGAGCAGGCTTGGAAGACCAATCTTGTGGAAAACCTCGTTAATGTAGGTTATCCACGCAAGGCAGCTGAAAAGGTTGTTGTTAATCCAACAGACTTACAGCCAGGGCAAATCCCTGTTTATATTGAACAAAGAACCGAAAAAGAATTTATGGGATACACTATCTCAGGTAAATTCGACTTCGTTTTAGACGGTTTTTTGGAGGATATTAAAAATACTTCCGCTTACACTTATGTGAACAGCACAAAAACAGACGACTACATTTTGCAAGGTTCCATTTACAAATGGCTAGAACCAAACAAGATTACTCAAGATACTATCCGCATTAACTTCGTATTTACAGATTGGGATAAAACCAAAACCTTATCCAATCCCAATTACCCCAAAGCCAAGTTAATGTCTAAAACCTACAATCTCATGACTATTGCTGAGATTGAAAAGTGGATCGCTGCTAAAATCCACTTAATTGAAAAATATAAAAACATAGCAGAGCAAGATTTACCTTATTGCACAGACCAAGAACTTTGGAAAACAGATCCAGTATACAAATACTATTCTGACCCCTCCAAGACTTCTGGTAGAAGCACTAAAAACTTTGAAAGCCTCCATGAAGCTATGCTTCATAAAGCACAATCTGGTAAAGGCATCGTTATAGATGCCCCAGGCAAAGTAAAAGCTTGCAAATACTGCCCAGCATTTAACTTCTGCACTCAAAAGGATCAATATGACCTCTCCTGATAAGTTTCAAAATCTCCCGCATTTTCCAATGCTGGACAAAATCACTACTATTGTTTCAACTCTTATTCAAAACAATGACAGAGCCTGGCTTAGAGTAAGTGCTGCTTACTATATGTCCGTTGTCGCGTCTACTATGCGCACTATTATCAAAAGCAATGACCGCTCTGATATCCCAGTCAACAATTATTCTATTGTTCTTGGCCCATCTGGCATGGGCAAAGGGTATAACCAGTTCATCTGGGAAGAGATCTTTACCAAAGATTTCCGTAATACTTTTGTAAACGTCACTATGCCTTTAACGGCAGAAGACAATATGTATCGTATTGCTGCTCTTTTAGTTGCCAAAGATCCAAACCTTGATTTGGTTGAAACCTTTGACAAGCTCAAAGTTCAATACAAGAGAGCCGGCGAATTTATCTTTGCTTTCGATAAAGGTTCTGAACCTGCTATTAAACAAGTCCGTGAAAAGCTATTGCTTGCTGGATGCGGTGCTATTAATCTTCAGATTGACGAACTCGGCAGAAACCTCAGTGGCTCTACTGAAGCTTTTAACGTATTCCTTGAACTTTATGACCAAGGCCTCGTTAAAAACAAGATCACTAAATCTTCCCAAGACAACTTAAGATTTAGAGAAATTGAAGGCAAAACGCCTGCTAATGGCATGTTCTTCGGTGCTCCAAGCGCAGTTCTTGACGGTGGTAAAATCGAAGAAGAGCTTTATGACCTTCTTGATACTGGCTATGCACGTCGTTGTATGTTTGCTTTTGGTTCTGTTATTCCAGCATCTCAAACAGAAACTGCTGAAGAGCTTTATAACAAGCTTAAAACACTTAAAGCAGACCCAGCAATTGGACAGATTGCTAACTACTTCGCTGATTTAGCTGACCCACAATACCTTAACCAAGCAATCACCGTTAATGATGAAGTTGGTATTCTCCTTATGGAATACAAAATCTTCTGCGAACAGCGTGCTGGACTTCTTTCTGAATACCAAGAAAGACAAAGAGGCGAAATTACTCACCGCTACACGAAAGCTCTTAAGCTTGCTGGGGCTTACGCCTTTATGGCTAAAAGCCCTGAAATCACCAAAGAGCTTCTTCTTAATGCTATCGCATTAGTTGAGGAGTCCGGTGAAGCTTTCGGCAAAATCCTGAAGCGTGAAAAGCCTTACATGAAGCTGCTCAAGTATATCTGCTCTTCGCAAGAAGAGTTGACACACTCGGATCTTACAGAAGAACTTCCCTTCTATAAGTCGTCAGGTCCTTCTCGTAAAGAGATGCTTGAAATGGCAGCAGCCTGGGGCTACAAGCAGCACAAAGTGCTTAAACGTAGGATTATTGAAGGCATTGAATTCTTCTCTGGGGAACAGCTACAACAGACTTCTATGGATAAGCTATTCCTTAGCTATTCTGATGATGTTGCTGCTAATTACACAGCTGAGTACGGTGCTTTTAATAAGCTGCCAAAGCTCTTTAAAATGGCTGATATGCACTGGACTAACCACTCGTTCTCGAATGGTCACAGAAAAGAAGATAACGTCATTGAAGGCTTCAATTTAGTTGTCGTTGATGTTGATGGTGGATTTGATATTGACCTTGCTAAGCAAGCGTTAAAAGAATACTCCTATATTATCTACACAACCAAAAGACACACAGATGACAAACATAGATTTAGACTTGTGATGCCACTCAACTACACGTTGAAGTTGGATAAAGAAGACTATACCCAATTTATGAAAAACTTCTGCGAATGGCTTCCATTCTCTGTTGACACTGCCGCTAACCAAAGAAGTCGTAAATGGCTTACCAACCCTAATGCTGAAATTCATATCAATGAAACAGACAAAATGGTTGAAGCTCTTAACTTCATGCCTAGAACCACTAAGAATGAACGTTATACCCAAGCTGTAATCAATATGCAAGATCTCTCCTCACTGGAAAGATGGTTTGCGCATCAGTTCCAGCCCGGTAATCGTAATCATATTATGATTAAATACGCTTACACTCTTATGGATGCTGGCTATTCTTATCAAGACCTTGAGAAGAAAGTGCTTGAATTCAATCGTAAGATTGAAAACCCACTTGATGAAGCCGAATTGTTTAGCACAGTTCTCAAAAGCGTTGCTACTAAAATTAGAAGCAAACAGCAATAAAACACTCTCTAGCGGTTTGGTGATTTCTATTCCGCTAGAGATCAACTTAAAGGAAACTATATGACTGAAAACAATCAGCTGGTTTTAATAGCCGGCGAATCGTCTACTGGTAAATCTGCTTCTCTTCGTAATCTTTCTATTAAAGATCAAACAAGAGTAATGTATCTAAACTGCGAAAGCAACAAACGCTTGCCTTTCCCAAACAAGTTCAGAAACTTTGCTATCAATAACCCACTTCAAATCTATGAGGCATTTGATGCTATTGCTCCTAATGGCCCATTATCTGATAAAGTGGACTATGTTGTAATCGATACTCTTACTTTTCTTATGGATATGTATGAATCGGTTTACGTTCTTAAAGCAAAAGACACACAAAAAGCTTGGGGTACTTACCAGCAATTCTTCAAAAACTTGATGCAACAATACGTTTCTACAAGCACAAAGAAAATCATCTTTACTGCCCACACACGTAAAGACTACAATGAGTCCACTATGGCTTATGAAACTGCTGTACCAGTCAAAGGTGCTCTCAAAGGCACTGGCATTGAAGCATTCTTCTCTACTGTTGTAGCTTCTAAAAAAGTTCCTCTTGAAGAACTTAAAAACTATCAATCGCATCTTCTGAATATTACAGCGGATGATGAACTTCTTGGATACAAGCACGTATTCCAAACCCGCCCAACTAAACAAACTTCTGGTGAGCGTATTCGTTCTCCAATGGGTCTGTTTAGCGTTGAACAAACTTATATGGATAATGACGCAGAATTGCTCATGAACCACTTAACTGATTATTACGCTTAAGAAAGGCTAATACAAATATGTCGAAACTTTTTTCTACACTAACCACAGACAACCTTGAAAAAAACGAAGCTATCGTTGGAGGTGGCTACACCCCTCTTGATACCAACGTTTACCCAGCAGTTGTTAAGATTATGTATGTCGGTAAGGCCGCAAGCGGTGCTAACAACATTACAGTCATCGCAGATCTTAATGGTCGTGAATACCGCGAAACCATTTACATCACCAACAAAGCTGGCCAAAACTTCTACGAAAAGAACGGTAAGAAGTTCTCGCTTCCTGGCTTTGACGTCATCAACGATATGTGCCTATTTGCTCTCGAGCAAGGCCTTTCGGAAGTTGACTTTGAAGAGAAAGTCGTCAAAGTTTACAGCAAAGATGCCAAAGCAGAAGTTCCGACTCCTGTTCAAGCCATTGCTGGTGTAGCTGGCAAACAAGTTCTTCTTGCTATTGCTAGAGAAACCCACGATCAAACCGCGCTTGTTAATGGTGCTTATGAGCCAACTGGCGAAACCGTTGACAAGAACTTTATTAAGCATGTTTTCCACCCAGAAACTGGTATGCTTATCGCTGAATACCAGCGTAAAATGAAAGAGCCTGTCTTCAGAGACGCTTGGATTGACGCAAATGCTGGCAAAGTCTACAACAAGGCCAAAGGCACTGCCGGCGCAAAAACTGGTGTAGCAAGCGCACAAGCAGCTGCTCCTAAGCCAGCCAAAAGCCTATTCTCTGAATAATGATTGTAGGCATTGATCCGGGAAAGAAAGGCGCCATAGCCTTTCTTAACCCTGCTGATATGTCATTAACAGTTCATGATATGCCAACAGTGCCAGACGGAAAGTCTAAGACTTCCGTCTCACTGAACTCCAAAGGCTTATTTGATTTACTCAAACCAGAATTTCCTGAACAAAGAAATTTAGCTGGAATTGAAAAAGTCCATTCTATGCCCGGAGAAGGTGTTAGTTCAGCCTTTACATTTGGCTCCATATGTGGAGCTATTGATATGGCAACTATTGCCCATAACTATGAACAAATCTTTATTTCACCTCAAAAGTGGAAAAAGTATTTTGGCATAACAGCAGATAAAACCATTGCAAGACAGTTAGCTATTCAGCGCTTTCCTAAATATTCTCAATTATTCGCAAGAGTAAAAGACGATGGGAGGGCGGAAGCTACTCTCATTGCCTTATACATTTACGAAAACTATTTTAAAGGAAATCCTTAATGCAACTAATCTTGACACATAAAGAAATTGCAATGGCTATTCGCGCCTATGTAATTTCCCAATCAAACGCTAATCCAAATGAACCTATTCAGGTTCAAATCAGAGAAGGCAGAAAAGGCAATGGTGGAACAGCTATTGTTGATTTTGAAATGAATGCTCTCAATGACGAACTCATTGAATTCAAACAAAATGCTTACTCTGTTGAAGATGCGCTTGATCTTGCTCGGCAGGAAATTGCTTCTATTTTAGGTACGCCTGAAACCATTGAAATTGTTGCTCCTGCTGAATTGACAGAGGACACACAAGAAGATGCAATTAGCGATATTAGCTACCAGAATATTTCTGTTGATTTTGCAACACAAAGCGTACAACCCGAACCAATCGTTGAAGCTACCACAGAAATCTTCGATGTCGAATGCGAAGATGAAGATGACAACTTTGAAGTCGAAGTAACAAAAACTGTAAAAACAACTCAAAAACCTTTGAGCTTTGCTGACGAAGAAGACGATGACGATATATTTGCGCAAGCAGATAAGCGCGATCAAGAACTTTTTGGAGACAAGAAGTCTATCTTTGACTTGTAATTAATACACATGTTTTTACTTGTATTAATTTCTCTTATAGTATTGGTAGCCTGTTATTTACTAATAGGCGCCTTTCTATATTACATGCTTTGGATTGCGATAGCAATTTCAGCATTTGTCTTTCTCGGTATTTTAATAATTTAAATAGGCCCCAATGGGGCCTATTACTCTTTTAGCTTAGTGGATTTAGCGTATCGTTCACTATACCTAATGTTGGGTGCAGGTTAACACCTTGTACTGCCATTCCCAACCCAACAGATCCGCCAATCGAACCATCAATCACTTTGGTTCCAATGTTGCTGTCCAACACCGTATCAACACCAAAAGCATTATGTGTGCTCATTAGCATAGCCGCTCTTAATGGTCTTTCCATAACAGCCTTTCTAGCTACTTTCAAGATACGAAGTTTATAGTTCATAAACCACAGCAACCCATATTTCTCCAACAACTGTCTATCTCTACCAGAAACGTTCTGATAGTTTACAAACTCTTCCATCAGAATGTCCATAGTCTCTTCTTTGCTTACTCCCTTCTTTTGAAGCTTGGTCATCAAAGCATACTTGGCCATAAAGTCCCCATATTGCGTCATACCCACCATTGTTTTGAAAGCGATGCTTTCTTTTGTAAACAATAGATTTGATGCTACAACTTTACCTTTATCGCTTGGGACCATATTGGCTAACTTAATAAGCCCATTATGGATCATATTACCTGTATCACCGTCAGCTGTTACAATATCTTCTGCGATAGCACTGAAATGCCCTGCTTCAATCAGAGGGTAAATTCTCATGTTTTTAATTCTATCACTCAAAGCTTTAAGTTGATTTTCAACACGAGCTTGTGCATCACCACCCTTAATTCTTGCAGTTTGCGCATCGATAGCAAGCAAGTTAATTCTCTTTTGGATCTTTGTGTATTCTCTTAATTCAAGAGCTGCTTGATACTGAAGCTTCGCTGCCTCAATAGGGTTGATACCATAAGACATCAAGTGAATAGTGTTGGACAACAAGTTTCCAAACACAACTTGAACAGCCAAACCAACAATAGATGTTTTAGCAAAAGACACAACATCACTGACAACATTCTCTGTTTTCATTAAAGCAGTATAGCCTTTTTTGCCAAAGATAGCAGTAGCAGAGATTTTAATAATCTCATTAACTTTATCATTGTTTCTTGTGACATCAGTCCAAGCATCTGAAACACCAGCTTCTCTATAGCCGATAGCATCATTGATATGGCTTTTCTTTACTGGGAAAAAGTCTTTTTCCCCAAATTTCTTGGAAACCTTATGATGGAATTCAGCACCAAGAACTTTCCAGCTATCAGCATACACTTTGTCTTTTTGGTTTTTATTACCAATGTCAACAAACTCTTTTCTTTCTTCTGGTGTAGCTGTATTCCATTCCTGATAAAGCCACTCAATAAGCTCATCATTAATTCTTCTAGACACTCTCTCTTCGTATGTTCTACCAAGCCATACACCAACACCCTCACCGAAATTCTGGTCTTTTTCAATTGCTCTAAAAGCCTCTCTACCAATAGGCAATTCAGCAGCAATGATTTTACCATTACCGTCAAAGATAAACTCTGGATGAACAAAACCAGCAATGTTATGCTTACCTTTGTTTTGGTTAGCGTAATCAATAAGCTCTTGTAATCCGTTCTCTTGTGTGATAATTCTATTCACTCTCATATCGGTGCTATAACCAAACTTGATAGACACACCCCTATAAGAGCCGTGAACTGTTTGAGCCACGCCTTTTGTGTATCTATTCTTTTGGGCAATATTAGAATGGAAATAGTAAAGATCACCAGTCATTCTATGATTTGGATTACCTTTATACTTCTCTCCCATAGTATAACCCAAAGCCTCTAATCTGGCTTTTTCACTTTTGGATTGAATAACAATAGATTGGTTTCTGCCAGTCGCTTCTGGGAAGTGCCCTTTCCAACCATTTTGTTTTGCTTTCTTTTGCGTTGCTTCATCATATTCTTGAAGATGTCTATCTTCAACAATTTTAGAAGCTGTCACAAAGTTCAAAGCACCAGACACACCATCAATCTCATTAGTAAACAGATCTTTTAGTGTTTCTTTAATATTAGCATCAACATAATCCATAGCTTTTAAGCTGACCCAAGCATCTACATACCCTTCCATTTCTGGATAACCAAATTGGTTAGAGATAGCGTAAGCATTTCTCAAGAACGAAGCAGATTGCGGATCAGTATCTGTCCCTAGAACACGAGCCAATTCTTCCATATGCCCTTGCATTTTTCTTAATGCAACTGCTCCCATATTCTTTTCTATACCTGCTCTTAATTCTTCTGTCGTCTTTTCACCCTTAAGAATTGCAAGTGTGCTCGTTAACGGGATAGTGCTAATATCCAATTTAACTGCTTTAATAAGAGCAATGTTTTCAAGTCTTGTAAGCTCCCTTTTGAACAGGCCATTAATGGCTTCTGGCATATCTTCCAAGAAACGCTGTCTACCTTGGTCAATGAGCTTTGTTGCTTTCTGCTGCATTCTATTCAGTTGCTTCTTGGTTTTGTTGGCAGATCTGATGTCTTGGAACAGAGCACCAATAGCATTCCAGCCTTCCATTTTGTTAAAGCTTGCTTCAATAGCATCAGCAACTTTGCTTGATACTTTATCGGAGAATGGAATAGCAATGGCTCTGATAATGAAAGGAATGCTTTCATTTTCAGCAATACCTGTTGCTACTTCTTCTCTCTTATTAGAGATTTTATTATCTGTTCTATCAATCAGCCCACCAACATCCTCATAAACTTTACCAGCAGAAACAGCCAAAGCTACAATAGCTTTTTGTTCAGTTTCGTTTTGGTTCATTGCCTCTACAATGTTATCCAAGCTTTTAAGAACATCTTTGCTAACATTAACTCTGTTGCTCAAATCAGCAGCGTAATCCATAACAGTAGTGATAGCGTTGCTAACCTTACCATCAAATGTAGAGTTATCCACTCTATTATCCGGTAGAGACATGCCATTAATAACAGAGCGAACTGTATCGTTTGTTTGAGACAACGCAAACACAAGAGCCAGACCTTCTTGGCTATTTACCAAGAATTCAGTCATACTTGCTGCAACACCTTCTGAGGTGTGCTTTTTAAAGCTGTCTAAAACTTTCTTATCCATAAATTGCGTGTAAACATTCGTAAGAATTCTGTTTACTTCTTGGTCTTTGGACCCAAAAGCAATTAATGTGTAAAGGTTTTTAAACAGCAACTGACTTCTAGCATCCATAGTAAAACCGGCTTGTAAGGCCTTCTGTAATGCTTCATCAACAATGGCTTGTTCCTTGACGATATCTAAAGCTTCTTGGGAGATTTTGATATTTTCAAGCAACACCGTACCATCAAAGATGCTGTCAGCAATCTTTCTGTTTTGTGCCTTAATGGCTCTATCTGCCAAGAACTTCTTAATAGCTCTTTCAACAACGCTCTTTTTAGGATCGTTTGTTGTTACCTGGTTAAGGTGTGTAATCTCTGTTTCAATAGCATCGTCTTTATTGCGTGCTGCTGCTCTCGCTTTCGCTTTCGCAGCCATCAACTCATTGTATTGCGTTTCATTAACAACCAAGGAAAGCGTGTTGAAGCGAATGCTATCAAACAGGTTATTGATATCAACATCATACTTCGAACCTTTAACAAAAATAGTAAACAATCTCTTAACCATTTTCGTGGCTTCTGTTTTAATTCTGTTAAATGTGCTGTATGTTCTCACATCTTTCAGAGTGCTTTCTAACGATGGGTTAGTAAGCGTCCAAGAAATGAACTCCATCATTCTAGCAGTATCACCTTGAAGGTCTCTAATAACGTTTTGTGTATTAAACAAATCAGCAGCGTCTTGTTGACCCACAACAGAAGCAGGAATATCAAGTCTCAGGAAATCAGCCATGTTTTCTTCAAGACCCTTGATAGCAAGTTTCAATTGAGCAGGAGCACTTTCTGGGTTCTTGTAGTAAGTTGTAATAGCCTCATCAACCGCCGAGTGAAGAAGTTCGTGAATAACTGTTTCAGCAGTCTCATTGTTAACAATAATGATGTTTTGCTCTTTGAAGTATACACCTTCTTGAATGCTGTCAATGTAAGGCAGCCCAACACCATCAGCGATAAGTTTGTTATACACATCCATAGCATTGCCATTAGCAAAGTATACTTTTGCTTTAAACACAGACTTATCTGGGTTGGATCCAAACTTTTCAGCTGCGAACAGAAGGTCAATCAATCCTTTTGATACACCAGCGTCTTTAAGCGTGAAAGCAAGCTTCTTACCTGTTAAGAATTCAGCATCTTTGAGTGCTCTCTTAATAGCACCAAATGCTTTCTTATTAACCTTATCCGTGTTTGCCTCTCTTTCAGAGACTTTAATGTTGTTTCTTTCTTTGTAAAAATTGATAGCAACAGCTCTCTGTCTTGCCACTTCTTGGTTAATGCTATTAGCAATACCGTCAAAATCAAGAGAGTCAAACTCAAACTTACCTTTACCATATCTGGCAACACCCTCTAGGCCGGCAAGGTGATCAATACCATAGCTGTGCTCTTCCATAGCATCCAGAAGCAGCTTGTGCTCTAAAGCTTTGATTTCCATCAGTTTGGTAAACCATAGCAATGGATTTTTGTTGAACTTACCAACGGTAAATTCATTCACATTATTCAGCAACCCATAGTCAACAAACAGCTGAGCATTGCTAAACAGCGTGTTATAAACTTTATCAGCCAGAGTAGCATTAGCTTTTGTAACCTTGCGGCTTAATAGACCGTAATGGGCTGGGTTAACTTGATCACCAACTCTCTGAACAACATCTTGCCCAAACTCTTTAAAGATGCTCCTGCTCTGAATAAAGCTTTGCTTTAAGCTATCAGCGAACTGAGCAAAGATATTATTGGCTCTCCAATTGTCTCCAACACCTCTGTTAAGGCCTTCTGCTTTTTCAATAGCAGAAAGGATTGACATGTCAATACCGTCAAAGTTTTGAGCAATACCCTTCACGTCTATCGAAGGGTCAACCCAGATAGCTCTAATTGTGTTAGCGTCACCATTACCCTGAATAGTGATAGCAGTAGAGCTAACACCTACATCGTCAAATTCTCTTGCGTTAGCAGAAGAGGTTAAGTTTTCTTTAATGCTTTTAACAGCAAACTGAAGCTCATCCTTTTTAGAGTTTTTTGTTTTGTAGTAATGATACACTTTACCATTGGTATTAACAATAGCGCCTACTTGAGCTGCTTTGAACATAAACGCATCGTATTCGTTTTTGGTCATATCCCAAACAGACTTACCTTCTTTTTGGAGCTTTTGGACCTGTAAGTCAAAAAGTTTTCTCGCCATAGCATCTTGGTATTGCTGCGTTAAGCGCATATCCTTTAAGACACCTTCTAGGTTCTCAGTCTGTTCAGTGATAGCAGTATTTATTGGCGTAGCCAAGTATTCCGTAATATTTTCAAACAGGTTACCGTTATTCAAAACAGTAAATCTGAAATTGAATGGATCTGCCACCATAGCGTCGTAAGCTTTACCTTCGAGAATACCTACAAGGTCTTCTCTTCTAAAGCCTTCAATCTCGCTTAATGGTTGGTTGCTTCCTTTTTTAAGTTCAGCAGTGAGCTTCTCGTAGAAGCTGTCTACGAACTCTTTATAGATACGGTTAGCGATACCACCGAGAGACGAACCATACACAATCATTGTTGTTGGGTATTTGGCGAAGTTTCTCGAGAAAGAGATATTATCGTTCTCAACTTTAACATCTCCGGAAAGCTTAGCCATTCTGGTTAAGAAACCAGTTGCTTTTGCTTTCTGGGTTGCATCCATATCGTTAATCATCTTTCTAACGATGACAGTACCAGCTGCTGCTACTTTGGTATACATATCTTCACCAAGCTTGCTAACTGTTCCAGTAGCAAACTCTTTTGCGTAGAATGTATTAAGGCTTTCTGCTTGGTTTGTTTTCTTTCCAAAAATCAAACCACCACGAGCAAAGTTACCAATTCTGCGTGCACTCATGTTACCAGTCATAGTAAGAACTAATGCGTTAATAATACCATCGGTCTTACCGTCGACTTCGACAGACAAACCAGTTTTAAATTTGGTTTCGCCATTTTCAATAGCAACTTCCATACGAGCCACTTCAAACAACGCATTATGCAGTTTGTTTGTGAACTCTAAACCAGAGGCTTCAACGGCGTTAAAATATGCATCAGCATCTGTTTTGCCAGATTTTAAACCATCTTTAAGAACATCAATAATGTTTCTGTAAGCTTTGTCTCCGGAGACAGGATGAAGCAACTCAGCCACTGTTCTAATAACGTTTTCAGCGCTATTAACTTCAAGCTTGGTAGAACCAAGATCCATTGCTTGACCAAACGCTAAGACTAGCATTCTTTTATGCTGTTCATTAGACAGATCAATCTCGCTAACAGTGTATGGAACAAGCTCTCTCATAAGCTTATCACTTTGCTGGTTCACACCAGCTTTCCACATATAGCGCTCGTTTACAATCGAGTACGCTTCGTTGTAATAAGGAACTTCCTCAACTGCTTTACCATTGTCTTTGGCAAACTTGTCGATGCCATCAGCAACTCTGTTAACAAACTGCCAAGCACGTTTCATAGAAGCCAGTTTGGATTGCGAAGCATCAACTACCGCAGCCACTGCGTTATCTGTTGTCGCTTCAACATCAATACCAATGCTCTTCGCAAATCTGCTTTGGTTAGCTTCCGTCTCAAACAAGCTTCTCATATGCACCAAGAACGGCACATTAAGATAAGAAGGCGTTTCGTTCATGCGCCTAATAGCTGTCTTGGTTTCTCTTGAAACTTCTGCGCTACCTTTGTTCTTGATTGTGCCTGTAACACTCTTAGCCGGCTCACCGATAAGCAATGCCTGCTCTCTACCAAACATGCCCAAAAGTTTGTTGCCATTTAAGCCTAAGCTGCCAACCAAGTCTTCAACAGCAAGCTCTGCTGTAATCTCAGAAACGCCAGCAATAGAAAGTGTCAAAATATTTTTACCACTTGGCAACGTCTTACCTTTAGTGACAACAACGTTGTTACCATCGGTGTTAATATTGACCATAGATCTAGCAAGAATACCCAAATCAATAGCTGCTTGAATTGTTTCAAGTGCTAGAATTCTGGATGTATTCTCAATAACATCTTTCTTGACATTTCCATTTTCAGAAACTTCCAGCACAGATTTAATAGCTGAAGTAACTTCATCTAAAATCTCAAACTGTCCGTTACCATTTCCTTCCAAGCTTTCAAATGCTTCTGTAAAAGCTTTAAGGTTATCTTGCCCTTTGCCAATAATAGCTTCTACATCTTCTTTGCTGTAGCCATGCTTAGCAAGAATAGGGTAATCGCCTTTTTCATCTTGGAACAAGATATCTTTAACTTGCTTTGTAGAAGCAATCTTACCAAGCACGCTAACCAAAGCTACCGTAGCAGCAAAACCAAATCTCTCATCAAGAGCCAACCCATTGGTTGTATCTTTTGCAGCAAATCCGAAAATAGCTGTCTTCGCTTCGATGTTTTTGGAAGTGAGTTTACCTTCTTCAAACAGTTGTTTGTAAGTTTTTTTTTCCTTGGTTGTTGCGTCAACTTCAGCAGTTCTGCTTGCAAAGTCATTCATACCTTTGCTAACATTGCCAATAATCTTATCGCTTAAATCTTTAATCTGATTTAGAGATTTGATTTCTTCCGAAGAATAGTTTTCAGCAGCTTTTTGTCCATTAGGCAGCAAGCCATTCTTAATGTTTTCAAGAATTCCATTAACACCAATGTTAGTCCATTGTGCTTTAATAGACCAAACCTTGCCAAGCTTTGAAAACTCATAAATGTTAGAAGACCAATTTTTTAACCATTCTTGTGGTTTGGTTTCTTCTTTAACTTGTTCCCGAACAACAGGCTGTGCAACAGGAGCTTGCTCCTGCTTGCTGGCCTGTTTTACAGCATCAATAGCTTTTTGCTTTTTATTACGCTCAATCTCTGCGCTAACAAGTTTATCTTGTTCAGCCTGAGCAATACTACCCTCTCTGAAAGTAGCTTTTCTAACATCTTCTTGATTGGCTTTAGAAGCTTTACCAATAGCATCAATAAGATCTTTAACAGAGTTAATGCCCTGAGCTTTCCATTTAGCATTGCCTTTGAAGTTCTCTTCAAACATCTGCGTAATGCTAATGCCTTTGCCATCTTTACCAAAGACGCCAACAACATTAGAAGCGTTCTTTCCAACTGCTTTCTTGATAGCAGCTGTTCCGTTGTTTTCAACGTCGGCAATACCACCCTTGGAAGCAATGTAACCAACAAGGCTATCTTCTGTTTTTTTTTTCAGTTTGGCTTCAGATGTTTTTGCTGTTTCTTCAAGCCCTTTAACATCTTCCTGAGCCAGATCTAAATCTTTTTTAACAGCATTTCTCAATGCTCTTGCATCGTTATTAGAACGGCTGAAAGCTTTATTAAAAATCTTTTCGTGAACATTAACAACAGTGTCAATGTTTGCGTTATCTTTTTCAATCTTAGAAATTAAGCTATCCAAACCAGCAATAGTTGGATTATCAAACTGGATTGTTTCAGCCGACACAAACTGCTTTGCTTTTCTTGACCAAGCCTGGTAAGAAATTGGCTTTGCGATTTTACCAGTTTCAGCAAACTCATTGCGAGCAGCAGTGTAAGCAGCCAACTTGTTTTGGTTGGAAGTTCTAAAATTATCCGTTTGACCAATGTTGTTTAAAGCAGCTTCTCTATTACCGGCTTTGATAGCTCTAATGGTATCTGCGTTGTGGTCTACAAGACCCTTGAATTGGTCGCTACCCATACCTGTTTCAATCTGTCTAGAAACAGCATCATTAGACGAACCTTTACCACCTTGCTGAGTAGCAGCAAGATTAGGGTCATCTTTAACAGCTTGGAACTTACCGAACAGATCTCCAAGCTCTTTGCTACCTTCAATGATAGCACTTAATCTTTTGCCAGAAACTTGGTTAAGAATATTCTGATCCAAAGTCTTTAAGACTTCTGGGTTTCTAGCAGCAATAGTCCCTAAGATAGCTTCAACAGTTTCGCTGTTGTTTTCTTGGAATTCAACTTTTAGAACATCAGAGATTTCAGCCGGCGTAATTTCCGAAAGGAAAGTTTCCATAGCAATGACATCAGGATTTTTGGAAACTTGCTTAGAGAAGCCAATAGCGCCAGTATAAGCAGAGCCTTCTTCACCAAGAGATTTGGCAGCTTCAGATACATCACCATTATCAAGCGAACGAATAAGGTCAGCGTTCTGAACACCTAATACAGCAGTTAAAATCTTTTCTGCTTTGTTGCTGGTATTATTAAACGTATTGCCAAGAACCTTAATAGCATTGGCTCTAGTAACCCCATTACCAGTATCTTCAATACCGTAACGAGCTAGTCTTGCTGTCTCTTCTGGGGACACAAGTAAAGCACGGTTTGCTTGTTCTTCTAAATACGAAACTGCTTGAGTTTTGTAATCACCAGGATTGCTATCTAGGTATTCTTTAAAGCTTTGATTTACAGTTGGGGATGCTTTTGCATCTGTTTCATCATTAACAACTTTTGCTGGATTAATATCAACTAACCCACCTTCTCTAATAGCATTCACATACTCTTCATTATTATCAAGAGAACCTTCTCTTGATGCTGAAACTTGTGCGCCAGCCTCTCTGACACGCTCTCTAGCAAGACCAGTAACACCCATAGCACCACCGGTGCCAACACCACCTACAAGACCTTCAGCAGCAGAAGATCCAAAGCCCTCTGTTAGGTCTGTTTCAAACCCAACACTGTCTTTACCAATGTTCTTGCCAAGCTGCCCAGCGGTGTTTTGAAGCGTCTCTTCAACACCCTCTTTAGCTGTGTCTTTCAATACCTCAGTAATGCCACCACGAGAAGCACCACCTAATGGATTAATGGCAAAGTTTGTGTTAAGCTTAGAAATACCACCAGCTGTCCATGCCGTAATAATAGCAGCAGTTGTGCCTGCTTCAATAGAAAGCTCTGTAAGTGCACTTTCATGACTTGCGCCCTTATCTCTCATTGCTTTGTATTGTGGATTTTGTAGCGCTTCTTCTTCAGTCATAGCAAGAATAGAAAGCTGTGTATCGCTAAAAGCACCACCACCTTCTGTAATACCTGTCATTACAGGAACAAGCATTCTAGCTTTTCTTTGGATTAACTCTTGACCAGCTTTAGTAGCTAACTGTTGATTAATGTTGGCTGCAACAACGCCTTGCTTTGCTAATGATTCAGCAGCAAGTTTTTTAGAACCAAATCTAACAGCTGCCCCAATACCAGAAGCCGTTCCTAACCCCTGAGCAACAATACCACCAACTTGGCCGCTAGAACCAAGGTTGCTCATTGTATCTTTAAATCTATTAAACTCTTTTGCTACTGTATCCCAATTAGTGTCTTCTCCATTGGCAATACGGTCTTCAAACTCTTTATCAAGATTGTATGAAGAAACCTGCTGTCTTAATGCGTAAATTTCATCATTTTTGGCAGCATCATCACTTTGTAATGCCTTGAAACCATCACTGATTAATTTGGTGGCTTTGGAATAGCTTGGGGTAATTCTAAAATCTACATCCAATTCCTGCATAAAATTGTCAATACCAGCAAATGGTATAGCCGGCAAAGACGCACCAATGTTTACAAGACTACCAATCGCATCAACAGCAAGGTCTCTTACATCTTCACTACCTTGCTTCTCTACTCTTGAAAAACCATCAGCAGTGGCTTTAGTAATACCACCGTTAAAAGCGTCATTATTTGTAAATGTTCTTTTGTATTCGGCATAACCTTTTATGCCGTGCTTCCCAATAAATTCAGATGGGCTTAATGTTCTAAAATCATTTTCAATAGAATTACTCTGAAACTCTTCTCCGTCAGCAATTGCTTGACCAGCTAATTCAGGATTGGCCTCAAATAAAGGAACAGCCGGCTCTACTGGCTGTTGAACTTGAATTGGGGGATTTTCAGGAGTGTAAAAGTAATCGTTTACCTCTGGAGCGGCTTGCTCTACGGAGATACTGTTCAAAAGCGCTGCTTTAGAATCTTTTGTGTTTGCTGCTTCTGATACTTTATTCGTTTTAGCGTTTAATACAGATTCAGCTTTCGGCGTAGGGTAAAGAGGGTCCATTGGCATACCTTTATGTAGCAAGACTTGGTCTTACTTCTTATATATGACCTTCTACTTCTTACACCAACTACAATAATAAAATAACCCCACTTTTTACAGTGGGGTTAATCTTACTTAATGCTTTCTAGTAAATCATCTACTTTACTCTCAAGTTTATCATACAATTCCATGTTACCCACTCTCTTGGCATGCGCCATTTGTGTAGCAATGGTTTGGATTTGCATTTGCGTATCTTGTAAGCTTTTCGTAGCTGCTTGGCTATCTCTGGATGTTTCGGCTGCTTCTCTAATTCTCTTTTGAACCGTTTCTTTATTATCAGAATTAAGCCAACCAGACCCTGCAACTTTTTCAAGTCTATTTTCGATATCACTTTCAAAACCGACATTCCAATTTGTATCACCAAAATTAAAATTTGCGTAATCCACATCAGGAACTGTTTCCATCACAATAGCAGCAACCATAGCCGGAGGAACTGTATCACCCCATCTTTTAACATGGTGTTGATACATCTTTTGCATAGCAGCAATTTGTTCACCCGAATATTTGTTGGTACCGCCCACTTCAGCAATTTTAGCCATTAACTCATTTGTGCCTAATCCAGACAACTCATTATAAAGCTTAGCCGAGGATCCAGTAATTCCGAATGCTGTTTCACCAAAAGCACCTGCTTCCCCAATTTTTGCGGAAACAATATCATTTGCGCCGGATAGCTTATCGTTGCTTTCAATTTCAGCTGCAACTGCTTCTGGTGCAGGCGTAAACGCACCTTCATTTGCAGCAAGACTCTCTCTTGCAGCTCTCCACATAATTTTTTCATCGGCAGGAGCTTCTTTCTCTCTACGAGCAAGTTCTTTATCTGCTTCCGCTATTGTAGCAAATTGCTTTAGTGTATTATCCGCGATAATAGCCCCTTGGTGTGCAGCTGCGCCTTTGTTTGCTTGCGAAGCACTTTCAGCAAGATTAAGACCCTCAACGCCAAGTCTTCTAATGTCTTCGTTAACTCTTTCAGACTCAAGTCTAATAGCTTTTAAGGAATCAGCAGAAAGCCCCGGTCTTTGAGCAGCCGTAGCTAATTGAGCCTGTCTAGCTTCTAAGGCCTTTTGTTGACCTTTAACTTCTTCTTGTTGCTTAAAGTATTTATCAGTAGCACCTTCGCCAATACCAATTAATAGAGGATCTTCTTTAGGGGCATCTGGATTCAGCAATTCAGTATTATTACCTGGGTTATTAACACCAAGCATACCACCACCTTCAGGAGCAGGAGCAGCTGGAATGTCAATAGTAGGTTTGCCTTCAAACAAAGGACCAACAGTTGGGTTTCCCCCAGTAATACCCAAAGCACCGAGGCCACCAGAAGACAGCCCACCACCTTGTGTAGGGGCAACTCCACCACCAGCACCAGCAAGAATGCGCTCTACTTCTAGAGCTTCTTTTTCTTTTTGAGCAAGCTTATCACGTTCTAATTGGTCATTAGACAAATCAGCAGCTAAACGTTGTCTTTCTAGATCCAAATTTTGCCCTTGAAGCTCAGTATTTTTAGCAGCGTTTTTAGACGAAAGCATTTGAGTTACATAATCAAAAGCTTCCGGATTAAGATCATTAAGTAAAGCAGGGTCAATCTGAACCTTACTTGGATCTTCTGAAGTAAGAATTTGATTAAGAACCTGATTAGTATTCTTATCTTTAATTCTATCAATATTGGTTTGCGCTAAATCTTGAACACCCTGCGAAGCAGCTTGTAAAAGCTGCGCAGCTTGGGCTCTAGCATTAATAGCCTGAGACAGATCAGGTGCGTCAACGTTTTGCCAAGTAATTCTAGCCATTAGAGCACCTTTGCCTTTTTCAGAGAGTTGTCTTTAGTGTATTGGTCAGCATACCCAGCATCATCATACTGAACAGCTCTTGCGTTTGCTCTATCTTCAATGGCAGTGTTGTAAGAAGCAATACTATTTGCCATGTTTGTATTGTAAGTTTGCTTTTGAAATTCAAAAGCTTTTTTTGCTAATTTGTTAGATTGCATAGCAGCCCAAACATTACCAAAAGAACCAATAATACCAGCAATGTTACCAAGACCTTGCATAGCACCAGAGTTACCCATAATGCCACCAAGGAAGCCACCCCCACCTTGTTGGCCACCATTATCTAAATATTGGTAATTTGTTCCTGTGCCAGGGTAATTAAAGTTATTATCACCTGCTACCCCACCCATCGTTGTAGGAACAAGAGGGTTCTCTTCCTCAACGGGAGCCTGCCAAGCAGAAATGTTATTGTAAATAGATCCGTTATTGTTCATCTTCTCATTCCTTATAAAGCGTGCTTGGGTAGCTGTTGACTTACTTCTACATAATCTTCAATTAAACTATGAGTAATCCTTGCAATGTCGCTCCCAGTTAATATAGTTCTATTAATAAATGTCTGCATACTTTCACTAATAGCTTGTGGGTTTTCAAGTAAATCAGTTGGGTCAAAAGACACATCGTTAATACCAAACATCTCTTCTGTTTTTTTAGCAATTGCTTTCATTTCCTCTGTATAGTTTTTTTCTGCTTCTTCCATATCTTTGTAGATATCTGCTGTATCCATTTGAACAAATCTAGCGTATATGTTGGCAATAGCATTAGTTACTTGCACTAATGATGTAGCAAGTGTTCCGCCGCTAAACATATTACCAATACCAGAACCACCCATTATGTTAATACCACTTAACATAGCAGCGCCCATAATGATACTAAACAGCATAGCAAACTCTTCGCCAAATAACTTGGTTCCAATCTCTGTAATAACCATACGGAGAATGCTTCCAACAATAGCATTGGCAAGGGCGCCTACAACGTTACCAATAGTGCCTGTAAGGCCAAACATAGCACCCACTGCTGAGTTTGTTCCTAGTAGTCCAGAACCACCACCTAATGCTGCTCCGCCACCAAATAACAGAGCACCTAAAATAAAACCTAAACCAATGATAACCCAAAGCTTGCTTAAACCACCAGTTTTGTATTTTACCTTAGCATTCATTAACCCATACATGCAAGACATGCCAAGCTCTACTTGTGCACTCAATGCCATATTTTTCATTGTGGGGTAATGCAAAGGAATAATGAATACGGTTTCTTCATCTTCCGCATCGAACGCATCCTTTACAGATGTCGTTACAGCGTGAGATTTGTAAACGTAATTATGGTGCTTGCATCCAGTAACAGAAATCTTTTTGTATCTGAATTTGGCATACTGCTCAAAGATGTAAAGCTCTGCGTTATCGTCTCTTACTTTATTAGCGAGATAATAACCAAGTGTATTTACATCATACATTTTACCGTTGCCGGCATTTTGCTTGCCGTACTTTGAGTAGATCCAATATTGGTTTTTTTTAAGCCTGCCTCTGGAAGTGTTACCATCAAAAAACTTAGCATTACCTAAATGCTCTGTAACAGTAATGTTTTTCCATTCTAGCCTTAAGTCGGCACCGATATCAAAATCTTCTCTGTTACCAAAGCTCAGAACATAGCTACCACCTCTCACTGTTGGTATAACCAAAGGAGCAGCTGTAGTCTTGTTTAAACTGTTAAACCAAGTTTCAAACCCAACGCCGGACAGTCTGGCATCCTGATAAGGATTACCATCGTCAGGCGCAATTGGGTTGCTTGCTTGAATATTATCAAGCAAACTAAAAAACTTATAAATGTATCTTGCTCCATGTGTGGACTTTGTATTCAAAGCCACACCAGGGACAATGTAAGCATAGTCAATGTCGTCGATATCTTCTATATCTTCAAATTCATCAAGCAGTTTGTTAATGTCTTGTTTTGTTGCTTTTTTATAAGCTGTCTTGATTTTATCAAATCTGAAATCAAACTCAGGTTCTCTAATAGATTTGTTATCGTATCTTAACGGAAGAATAGGAAAGAACTCTCCAAACTCTGTTTCGTTATAAGTAATAGTATCAAAAATAACATTTCCTGAACCTATTCTATATGTGTAAAGCATTTCTTTGCTTTTCACATACCCCTTTGGATCCGTGTCATCTTCGATTAATTCAGAGTAACCAATGTATAAAAGTCTTCTAGACTTGTTTTCATTTACCCAAATAAGATCTGCGTTAGCAGGAATTCTATCAAACTCAACATCATCAATATCAAAAAACACCAACTCATTTGTTGTTGTGTTAAAATTGAATGTCCAGTCTCCCACGCCTTTTGTAAGGTGGTTCCAATCAATATGGTTGTCTGCAAAGTGTTGTGCGTTAGCTACGTCAACATCACCCCAATGAACAATCTTTTGAGGTGTTGGGCTTAAGTCAGAATTTAATCCACTAATAAGAACATTAGGATCAATTCCTGCCATAGATGTAATTTGCGTATCCGGAAGCATTCTAGGATAGTTAGCTAATGTCCATCTGTACATCTTTCTAAGATCAGCAGGAGGACCCCCTGAATACAGCCTTTGAATAACCGTCCCTAATTTAGGTTTTTTGGTTGTTAATATCTCTGTAACAATAGATGAATTAACAGCGCTGGGCCTATTTTCAAAAGGCCCAGCTAAGTTATTTGCGCTGGCAAATACTTTAATAACAGTTTTACCAGAAAACAATCCCATTATATTTCCTTAGTCGATTTCGAGATTGGCTCTCATGATCTCAGTAAGATCATTCAATGCAGTGTTGCTCAGCTGGCTTGGAGGAGCAATGCCTTCGTCAGTGCTTCTCTGAACAGTCCAAATGTCAAGCGCAGCCTTGTAGAACTTGTGCTCAGCATCTCTCTTGTAAGAAACAATCTGTTGGTTATAAAGGTCATTCTGCTTACCAATAGCACCCGCAACCGGTTGACCATCAGAACGCGTGTTAAGAGTTTTAGCTCTGTTGCTTTCCGTTGTCTCATTGATGTTAACCAATGTAGCCGGCAAAATGTGCGTGTTGTTGTAAGTCTTGCCAAGTGTATCAGCAGTCTTATTAGCAACTTCAGCAGGAAGAACATCACTAAGTTGATAGATCTTAATGTCTCTGTCTGTCTCTGCCATATCTTTTTTCAATGGAAGAAGATTAGCAAGCTCATACAGGACGGTGTCTCTTTGAGCCACTTTAACTTGATTATCTGTTTCAATACCAGAAATCTCAGCGTCAATTTTTTCCAATTCTTTTGGAAGAATATTGGCGATTTGGAACTCTTGCATGATGACATCATTTTTAAGCTTTTCGGCTTGAAGGTATGATGCGTCTTTACCAAGCAAATACTGAATGGCGCCACCGAGAGCAGCACCAGTCATGTTAGCATAAGCATCAGCGTAATCTTTACCAGTAATTCTGTTTTCTTTAAATTCTGTTTTAAGGTGCTTGCTAATAGACTCCATAAGAGCGTCAAACATACCAGTACCACCAGGGATTCTGGTAGTAAGCATTGCTTCTGTTAATTTATCAATTGGATCAACTGGCATCTTATTCTCCTGAATAAGTAGGGGCTAACGCCCCTACTATTAATTCGTTTGGTCGCCTCTGGAAGCTTGTGCAGCAGCCAGTCTAGCAAGCTCTTTGTCCGTTAGTGGAGGAAGAATTTCAATACCAAACTCCGGGCTCCATACGTTAACAACAACGCTGTTTTTAGTGTCGTAATAAGAGTTATCAAATTTACGATCTTTGAGGTTGTTGAGAAGAATGAGTGGAATGTGATAACCATTCTCACCACTGTTCTTATAAGGGATATACTTTTTCACAACACCAACAATACCATTGGAAACAGCGAAAATTTCCCCATCCATTTCTTTCTTTTTAGGATTTAAGTTAGAAATGCGAACTCTTACAAGTTTAAGCTGTTCGGCTTTTTGTTGTGCCATAAGTTGGCCACGAGTAGTTGCAACTTCATTGGAAGCAACTGGTTGACCAGCTGTAAGCTCTTTTTGAGCGTCTTCTTCTTGCTTGTCAAGGATCTTTTCTTTCAAGCCTTCAATGGTAGTATTGGAACGGTATTTAACACCAAGAATATCAGCTTTACCTTTAAGCAATGCCAGCTCTTCATCTGGATTAAGTTTCAATTGTTCAACTTGATTGTCAACGGCATTATCGCCAGTTGCGTTAATTTCAGCTTTCTTCATCTCGTTTCCTTTTTGTAAAGATGTCTATAAGAATAAAGGGGGAAGGTTTAACTTCCCCCTTCTGTTAGCATATAGGCTAAAACTTACGCCTTAGCAACCGTCTTAATGAGCGCAATGCGCTCTGGGCGCTTGGCCAGGAACCCATACCACCAGGAGATGGCAGAGAACCCTGTCTTACCGAACGGGTCGGTCTTGTCAGCAACAGCGTCACCAGGCATTTTTGTTCTAATCTTGAACTTCATTGCGGTGTCTTTGCCCGAAGATTGGAAGCCAATCGTCACGAAGGCATCGTCACCAACAATAAGAGCTGGGTAGACGTTGTAGTTAGTACCGTTGTCAAGGTAGCCAAGGTTAGCGCCAGTAGCTACAGCACCTTCACCATCCCAGTAGAACATTTGTGGGTTAACCACAATTCTGAACTGGGCAACTTGACCGATTTCACCGTTAAGAATGTTCACTTGCGAAGCATACTTATTGACGGGAACGAAAGCCGGATCACCGTGGAAGTCAGTCATCGACATAAAAGTCTTTTCCAGTGGCGAACCAATGTAAAGAATTCTAGCACCGTTTAGAGTAACAGTATCAACAAGCTGCGAACCTTTGATGATTTTCGTCTTCAGAGGTGTGTGGTTGTCGGTAAGAACTCTGCTGACGCGGATTAGGTCGTCATAGGTAACTTCCGAAGGGATGAGGCCTTCACCAGTAACAGTAGCGTGCGAAACAGCTGCACCAGCGTAGTGAATTGTGCCGGCGTTAGCAAGCAGGTCTCTCTGAAGAAGGGCTTCGTTAATCTTCGTAGCACCAACCACAGCTTCTCTCGAAAGATGCTTGTAGAGGTCAGCGTCCGAATCAAACTGATTCATATCTTCAGTGAATTCCCAGAAGAAGCCGCATTCCATAATGGAACCAGAAAGCGTAACACGCTTGAAGCCAACTCTGTTAACTCTGCCACCGTTTTCACCAAGAACAGGAATAGCACCGTTAATCGTACCAACGTCTTTCGAGGAACCGTATAGGTTACCATTGGCGATAGTCACACCAGCAGCGTTAATACCTTGGTCGTTTACGTTACGGTCATCAAGTAGAGGAATGTATTCGTAAACACGGATCTCTTTACCGTAGTTCTTTGGCATGTTCATAGAGTCAGCCAGAGGACCGAAGTAAACCTCATCCTGCGCTGCGATAACAGCGGCACGATGGTACAGATACGTATGCATCTGTTGCGAGCCAGCACCTTCAATCGAGGATGGAGTGCCGTTAGGATTTTTGTATTGCATAGACATGATTAATTTCCTTTTTCTTGTCTTTACTTAATAAACTTCATTAACTCTTCATCACTCATCTTAAGTGGGTCAAAGTTTTGTTTTGTTTTGACTTGGCCTGTAGGAGAAGCTGCTGCTCTCTTTGCGGCGCTGTCATCTCTCTGTTGCGGCTTACCTGCTCTGGTGTCGAGGATTTTAGCGGCGTTATTAACTGGTTTAACTAAGCTATCAAACTTACCGGCTTTATTAAACTCATCACCAATTGCTTGGTATGCTTGTAAGAAAGGAATGTTTCTAGGAAGTTTGCCCAAAATCTGGCGTCTTTCGATCTCACTAGCAATGGCATGATAAATACCGTTTTGCATTTGAGCATCAATAAGCTTGACCAATAGTGGCTCTTTAATCAGCTCGTTCTTAGACTGGTCATCCCAAGTCTGGTTGATTGTTTGAACAGCTTGCAGACCGTTTGTTGAGAATTCGACGACTTCATCAATAACGTCTTGTAAAGCTTGTTTACTATCATCCACTTGTGGCACATTAGTTTTATACTGGCTGCCTCTTTTACTATCTAGGTCTAATGGATCAATTTTGCTATCTAATAATAGCTTTTCTACTGCATCTTTTTTATGATTTTTTAAGTCAATTAAGAAACCAATTTCGTTAATATCATTAATATTGTTTTCTTTCAACAGCTTAACTAATTTTAACGAAGGTGCAATTTCTTGCATTTTTTTCGTATAATTAGAACCCATTTGCATCAAAGATACAGCTTCTTCAACCGAAGATGGCTTAAACTTTTTACCATTAGCAACAAACTCACCCATTAATTGATTATAAGCTTGCTCATAATTAACAGGTTCTTGTTTTGTGGCTTCATCCTTTTTAGCAGTTTGCTCAGGTGTTTTGGCTGTATCATCAACCTTTGGCTCTGTACCTTTTAGTAGAGCAGCATTAAGCTTTTCTTCCAAGGTTTGGCTTTTAGAAGTGCGATCCAATTTAAAGTCATTTGGGTCAAATACATCGTCTTGACCGTTTTCCCCAGCAGCTAGTGTATCATCGCCATTGCCATCTAATGTGTCATCGCCTTGACCGGCTTGAACAGTGTCATCCTGATTTGCGTTAATAACAGCATCTGGATCAGATTCTACCTTGGTGCTATCAATATCAAAATCGTCATCAGTCTGGTCTGCCATTCTAAGCAGCTCTTCGTCAGTCATGTTAAAAATGTCTTTATCCATTATTCTTCTCCATAATATTGATTATCAAAGACGGATTCTGCCAAGGCTTCTTTGGCAGCTTTTCCTTCATAGGCTACTTTCTTTAAGTAATTATGGAGATATGAAATGCTTTGAATTTCCTGCTGTATCAATCCCCAGTTGTCACGAAGATTGATATTAAAAGAATGTTCCACAAGTCTTGCGGCCTCTTCTTTAAATAATCCATCAGTAATCAAAGATTTGAAATCACTGTTACTGAGCAACCTTTCGAGACTTGAAGCAACCAAGACCTTTTGTCTGGCTACTTCTTTAGCTTCCTCGAGTTCTTTATCAAACATGTTTCTTCCTTTTGTTGAATGATTGAGCGGCTATAACCGCTCAATCTTATTCAAAAATTTATATAGTGTCTTTTGTCATATAATTAAAACCAATTGCTTCATTAATGTTTTGAGGAGTAATTCCGCCTTCTTTGGTTTTAGGAGCCAACAGAGCTTTGGTAATTTCCAACTCTTTGTTGCCTTGTGCCTGAGCTTGAGCTTTGTCAAGGTCACGCAGGTGCGTAGTGCCTGTTTCGTCTTCCATAAATTTAAGATCTTTAAGGTCAGCTTCCGAAGCTGCTTTTCTCGCTTCTGCTTGGTGTCTAACAGCTCTAGCTTTAAACTCTTCTGCTCTTGCCATCGATTCAGCAATCTTAGCTTCAATCTCAGCAATCTCCAACTCTTGCATTTTTTCAGCAACAGGGTTAGGTGGAGGAGAATAGTTAAGAATAGCGTGCTCAACAGCCGGCATTCTTTTTAATCTGGCAAGCTCTGCTAACCAAATCTTAGTAATGTCAAAAGGCATGTTATTACCAATAGTTTGTAACAGCATACCAATGTCTTGCGCTTTGGCATTATCCTGCTCTTCAGGTGCTGTATCAACTTTTAAGTTAAACTCGCCCTCAAGATCTTCTGGTCTAATTCTTACGTATTGTTCATTAGTAACTTGAACCACTTCGTCTTCTGTTAAGAAAACTCCATTCATAGATACAATAAACTTACCGACTTGCTCTAGACCTTGGCAAAGACGTCTGACAATAGACATCTCTCTTTTACCAGAAGCAGAGAGCATACCTTTAATACCAGATGCTACATTACCAAACGAAGCAGAATTTAAGCCTTGATCAAAAGATTTAACACCAGTCATAGATTCCGCATCGGCATTCTGAATTTGAAGCATAGTCAAAGCGGACTGAGGAATTTCAGGAAATTTATGTTGGTAGAATGTTTTAGATGGGTCTCCACCATTTGGATTAAACTCGTAATCCAAGCCAGCCTCAAATCTCTTTCTGTTAACAGTGTCAAGAGCCTGTTTCGCGTAACCTGTCTGACCGTTAGCAGATCTACCCATAAGGTCAATCATGCCTCTCATCAGGGCGCCTTGAATAGACTGGTTATCAATCAGAAGCTCAGCATCTGTATCACCGTGGTAAGCATCAACAATAGGAAGATACGACACAACCACAATAGGAATTTTCTTGTGTGGGTATGGGTTCTCTTCCATTCTAATCATTGTCTGACCAATCCAGGTAGCAACAATAGGAATTAACTCGCCAGTTCCATAAATATCATACTCACCCCAATACTCGTAAGCCATAACTTTTTTACGAGCCAAGTCCTTAAATTGAGTAGTATCGTCATACGATTTTTGAGTATCTGGCGTGTAAATGGAAGCGTTAGAATTCCAATCCACTGCGTCAAGGTTAGAATAAACACCAGCTTTCTCACAAGCAGCTTTGCTTGTTTCAAAAGCAAGAACAGCAAAGTTAGCTTTGCTAAGTTTGCCCAGCGCAGTTGGATCTAAATAAAGATTAGCTTCATTAATAAAATCTACCGTAGGGCAGTTTTCAATAACTTTTTCTACTTCTACTTCTTGCTCGCCAATCTGAATAGCAATGGCCGGCTGACCAGTCTCCATAGAATAGTCAACGGAAGCTTTTACGCTTTCATCTAAATGCTCAAAATCTTGTGGATTAGACTGTTTTAATTGAACAGCTGCTTGTAGCATTTGAAGTTCTTCTTCTGCTTCAACAGCCATATACTGCCAAACAGGAACAACTTCTGTAACCATCTTTGTTACACGTTTCCAACCAACACGGATAGAGCACATACCTTTATCAACAAGAGTGCGAACATACTCATCAATAAACTTTACTTTATCAATCTTTGTGCTGAATTGGTAGTTAAGTAATAGCTCGTTTTGTTTAGCATTAGCGCTATCCTCAAAACTAACGCCATTAACAGTAAACAGCTTTTCTGCTGAAAGAAATGGCTCAGATAACCCAGGGTATCTCCATTCATTTTGCTTACGAATAAGTTTGGGCTGTATCGAAGATCTACCTTCAATTTTCTTTGGCTTGTATTTACCTTCAACATTTTTAGCGTCAAGGCTGTTATTAATCTTACTTACGACTTCATCGTGGTAAGGTTTAGCAATAGCCAGATCGCCCTCTAAATCACCAACAGATGGTTCATTTTCCCAATCAGTTAGCTTAGGGGCATCTCCGCTTGCAGCGGCATCAATTCTTTCTTCTAATGTGTCCATTTTAGCCTCTGCCTAAATATTTGTTTTGTCTGCTAATCACGTGTTCTTTAGCAGGTCTAAGGAAATGCTGAACCATGCCAGCAGCAAATTCACCCTCAGTAGCAGCATTGGCAAATTTATTCCAGTTTGCTTTTTCGGTGTTTTGAGTTTCCCACTTGTAAAAGTCTAATTGACTATCAACAGACCAAAGATCTTTTCTCCCGCTCTGCTCCATCATTCTTAAATAGTCATTTCTTCTTCCAACACCCTGTGCGTTGTCCGTAAGTTGGTAAAGGCCCTGGCCTCTGGTTCCCATTACGTTAGGCTTACCTTCCGTAATATCAGCAACCAAACCGCTCTCATCTTTAAAGTTCATTAATGAACCCTTAGCTTGGACAGGAGTAAAACCTCTAGCAAGCAAACCTTCGTAAATAACTTGTTCGTTCACTGGCATCCCTTTATTTGTTTGAGCTGGAGCTTGACCAAATCCACCAATACTTCCTGCGTAACCTTGCTGGCTATTTTGGGGAGTAGCTTGCGCAGCTGCTTGCTCACCGTTAAATTTAGCAATAGCTTCGGCTCTGCTTTGCTGAGCTGCTTTTTCTTGCGCTTGCTGCTTAATACCATTACTAAAATCGGTTAAACCTTGAAAAGCATTTGCATTGCTACGAGCAGCCGCATCCATAGCCCCAGAGCTAAACGCAGCGATTTGAGAAATATCAACTGTTGGATTAGGGAGAGCCATAGTAAATTCCTTTTACTTTATTTAGTGATCTTATAGTTAATGTCAAAGCAGACATTATGCTTTACATTTCTAATGCCTGAATTTCAGCAATGCCTTCTTCTTCTGTCAAATCCCCGTTTAAGACAAGAGCCTCAATATGCTGAAGAGACATAAGTTTTTGGTAAAAACCAACCCAAGTAATCATGCCACCCGCTACAAATTCATACCCAAAGGATTTAGGGGGAATATTAGCCAGCACTTCTGGCGGAAGCATTGCCTGTAATTCTGGCTCATCATGAATACCAGCAGCAAGACCCAATAGAAATATTTTTCTATCCAATGCCATTGTAGACACTGGTTGGCTTTCCAACCAAATATTAATATCAGCGTATTTCAATGCATACGCCATTTGAAAATCAATGCTTAATTCTTGTTCCATTTTATTTCCTTATCTGTAAAATTTAACAGTTGCCATCTGCATGCCGTTAGGTGTAGCAGTGTAGGCAGTAGTCCCGTTATGAATAAATACCAATCTAATATCGGTCGCCCCTTCTACATCGCAACTCGCAGAACCTCCAAAAAGTATTCCGGTTGTTCCGGCGGACGCTTGAATTAGTATAGTACCTGTGCTGTCATTTTTAATTTCATAATAAGCTGTAACACCGTTGTAACCGGGGATAACAAACCCAAAGTTAAACTCAATTGTTTTACACCCTAATGGAACAGAAATAACTCCTGTAAAACTATTGATTGAACCTACCGATCCAGTGGTATTTGAGTATACACAACCAGTTAATAAATTAGTAGCTCCTGCCGATAGCCTGCCCAATAATACGTTACTCGTCCTTTTTAAATTGGCTATTCCCATAAGAATAGGTGTTTCAGGAACAGGAATGTCTGTTGAATCAACAACGGCTTCCACTTCTAACCAACAAGCGTCATCATGCTCACCTGTTAAAGAAGTGGCGCTATTAAACACACCGTTTAATGTAATAATATCACCAGGCAATACTTCTACAACAGAAGCCACCCCACTTAAATAGTGCGTTACGCTAACGCCGTTTTGGATACCCAAATATTTTTTTAAAATAGATCCACTTCTTACAATGTTTGCCCAAATTGCAGCACCTGCCCCACCAGTTGTAATCAACCTGCCATGAACTTTTACATTTACAAATTTAACTCCCGGAGGAATTACAATACCATTTGATACTGTTTGAGCAGCAGAAAAACCAGGAGAAACTTTTGTAATGTTTGGAAGATTTATTTGGCGCTCGCCGGCCCCGCCGGCCTGAGCGGCGTTTGCTCTTCTAATGCAACCATTCCAATAAGCAGTAGCTCCTCTGTTATTTACAGAAGGATCTGGTAATACAATATTTTCACTTTGTTCCGCAGTATAAAACTCAATAGACCCAGTTGTATTTGCTATTTGCGCTGTATAATTACTAGTTGCCATGTATACAGCAATACCAACGCTAGTTAATCCTTCGCAGTTAAAAGCAAAGCTTTCTGTAACACCAACACTCGTTGAATACTCAGTTAAGTTACTAATACTGGCGCCGTTTTTAGTCAATTTAACGTAAGCAGGTGCGGATGTTCTGCCGTTGTTGTGCATTTGTAAGCGTATAACGCCATACTTTGCTTTTGCTGGAACAGCAATTAAACCCGTAGTAGGGTTTAAAATCCCAGGGTCCCCTAAGCTACCCTCCATGGCGCAGTTTCTAAAAACTTCCTGATACACGTTTGCTGTAAACAATGTATTTACTGTTCTTTTGATTTCAGCAAACCCTAAAAAGTTAGATTTACCTTGAGTAACGACAGATGAAACTTCTCCAAATAATTCATAAGAACCAACGTTCCAAGTATATGTTAAATCAGATCTCAGCGTGTATGCTGAGCTAAATCTAATCATAATTCCAATTAATTCACCGGGGGTGACTTTAAAAATATCACCAGTAACTGGAGTAACAGCGCCACCATTGCTTGCGGAAAAAGAGTATTGCATAGTTAAATCTTCGCCCATACCGTTCACTGCCTTGATACGAATATAGCTGTTTACTGGAACATCACCAATAAACTGAGAAGTGCTTAATCTAATGTATTCCACACCAGTTGGAACAACAAAATAGCCATTGCTATCTAGTGTTACGACAGTTCCTGTATCATCTTCAATGACACAATTTCTTAGCATGCTTACAAAAACGTTTGCAGCACAAACTAAATCTGCTGTTCTTTTAATTCTACCGAAGCCCTTAAGTGCTGACGGGGCAAATGTACCAGAAGCTACACCAGTGGCGGGACCTTTAACGAGCATATAAGCATCACCAGTACCAGCGAACCATAGATAGCTACCAGCCGGCACAGTAACGGTAAACTCAGCGCCCATTAATACTTTAGGAGCAGTCACAACAGTTGTAGCAGGAATTCCACTAGTAGGTGTAATAACATAGCTAATATCATTAGTAACAGCTTTGATAACAACCTGCCTTTCAACGGTTGTATCAAATCTGTTATCAGTATTCCAGCCAACGTCTAAAGTATACTTTCTCATTCCAACCTCTTATTCTTTAGGGAGGATGTTAAAGAACACTCCCTCAGATATAATTGTGGTTCTCTGACCATCAGGTTTAATATAGTCCATTTCTGCGAAAATACGAGCAATACCTGGTGCTGGATCCGAACCAATGTAAATATCATAAGTTAATGTGTGTTGGCCTAGACCCAGTTCTTTACCATTAAACTTAGGGGTTCCATCGTGGTATACACCATCACTGTCAAGAATGATAATTCTTGGGGGTGGAACAAAGTCGCATTCAGTAGACAACATTACAATTTTAAGTGTAATCTTACCAAGACCATCAATAGGAGTATCTTCCATTGTGTTGCCTTCTTTTTCAAAACGCATACACACTGTATTGGCCCTGTCTTCTTTATCTTGCGCTAACTTTTGAAGGGTGGCTTCGCTGGTTTCCAGCGAAGACCTTAACCCTTCAATAGCCTCTTTTAACGATTTAATATCTTCCACTAAACCATCATTACTATTTTTAAGTTCTTGAATTCTCTCTGGTGTATTCCAAATAGCTGCTGCCTGGTTCCCCCAAGTGAAAACAGATCCCGCAAAAACCACTAAAAACGCACCGATCCCAAGCCAAGCTTTCGCGGTATTCGATAGAGATTGTAAGTTCATTTAATTTACTCGCCTTTCTTTTGGAGTTTGTTTCACACATCGTGTGGCATCACTCCGCTTCGGCGGTTGGTGAACATTTCTATATCATATATAGTGCGTCTAATAAAGACTTACACAGAATAAGGCGCGTAATTCAGCCCACCTAAATACTCCAATTCCCCTAAAAATGTATTATCCGCAAGCACATAATTCTCTGTTCCAAGATTAATCATAATGCTTACACCAGTAATACCTGGGTAATCATCTCTGCTAATAATCCAGTTAAGATTAATACTATTTACATCTTGATCGTCATCACTGCTTACAATATTTGTGCCAATGTCTACTGTTGCTGTCGCTGTAACACGCAGCCAGACCTTCACTTTCCCTCTTAAGTTTGGTGTTAAAATATTTAACCCAACCCTTAAAGTATCAAATTCTTCTGGCCAGCTAAGGTTGTTTCCTGAAATAACTGGAATGGGTGTAGTTGTGGTGCTTCTAAACTCGTTGTCTTTACCGCTCCCATTAACCAAGTGGTTATCTCCCAAAGCCAACAGCTTTTGAGATAAAGTTTTTAAATTAACCAAAGCCTTAACAAAGGCAGCTTCTTTAATATTACTAACATCGTACTGAAGCTCAGCAACTTCAGCATTAGTGCTCAATAAACCATCATTAAGGATTTGGATTTCAGCTGCGTGCTCTCCTAATGTTACGTTTACTTCTTCTAAGTCTGCCGAAACACTATCACTTAATTCTTTCTTTTGTTTAAAAAATTCAGTAACGTCTTCAACTTTTAATCTGTAAAGCTTAATACGACTATCAGATTGGTTTTCCGAACCCCCAGTAATTCCTGTAAACGTTGCAAAGTTACTTCCGCTGCCACCGTCACTGGGGCCAGACATAGAACCTCTTCTAAAAATCAACGATCCAAAAGCGTAGTTATCGCCGCAAGCAAATCTCCAATTTAGTGGAAAAGTAATGTAAATAACTTTATCAGGCCTTGCAGTGTTTGTCATTGCAAAGGTGGTTTGTCTTTTCATTCTAAGAGTAGAACCGTTGACATGAGTGGTCGCGTTGTAAGCAGAACTAATACTAGCATGCGTGCTAGTTTTGTTCCAAACATAAACCCACTCTCCTAAGCCCTCATTATCTCTAAATCTGATATCTAAAGATTGAATTAAAAGGTCGTCAACAGTAGACCACTTTACTTTTGCGTTACAAGATCTCCAATGATTTAAATATTCAACATCACCTTCTACTTTTACAAGATTAACTGGATCGCTGTTCCAATTAGTCCCGCTTGCTGGAAGTTTAGGTGGCTGGGATCCGCCATCAATAGTGTAATAGGTAGGCACAGTGTTTTGCCTAAAATGAATAAATCCTTTTCTACCCCCGTCTCCGGCATTAACCATTAATACTTCTTTAGTATTACCAATTCCCTCATCATAAGCCAGTCCGCTGTAATTGTAGTCATCAGCCGGCACTAAACTTGAATCAGTTGTGAAATACGTATACTTTTCCACAAACACATTTTCAAGATCTGTTTTAAATACTTTTTCTGTATTCAATGTCCCTTGAGTTGTTTCGTCCAACCAAGTAGACACACCAATAGCAAAGTATGTTTCAGGAAAGGTTCCTTGGCTGCTAACTTTAAAAGTAGCAGTTACTTTGTAAACCTTTTCGTTTTGGATATTAATAGGTACTGCTTGCCCCATTGTTTGTGTAGTATTACCACCAAACTCAGCATACCATAGCCACTGTTCGTGAACGTTACCATTACCAAACCAAGCATTAGGCACTGGTGTTTTAGGCGTATAAATATTAGAAGGCGAATCAATAATCCAATCTGTATTAGGCACTTTTAAGATGCTTAATCCAAGATTGTAAGCGTTAGCTTCTTTAACTTCATTAATGGCTCCAATAATGCTATTACCCGGCATACCATAGGTAAGGGCTTCTAAGTCATTATTGATTTGCTGAATGCGGTCGTTAATTTCATCGATGTTACCACAGCAAGTTGGGATAGTTGTATTGAGAAGCTCATCTAAGATGTCTTCAACAATAGTAATTCTATCACCAAGTTCAATTTTGGTGGCATCTAAATCGTTTCTAATAGCTGCAATAGCACTGTCAATATACGTAGTATAGGCCTGAATGTAAGCAATAACCTTAGCTTCGAGTGCCGGCCCTTCAACGTATTCTTGTAACTCAGTGATGGTTCCTTCCAGCAAAGCTCTTAGTTGCTGAATTCTGTCGTCCGTGTAAACAAATCCTTCAAGCTTGCTCTCATAAATTTTGCTCAATGCTAAATCAGCATTGCTAAGAGCGCTGTCAGCAGTACTCTGTGCACCCTCTACCAATGGAGTATTGATAAGGACGTAATTCTCTAAAACCTGAATAGCTTGCTGCATACCAGGAAGTGTAATATCGTTAGTTAAATCTGCCCAATCTTGGATATTGTTTACTGGCATTTATTAGATCCATCCGTTATTGGCAAACCTGGTGTTGAAGTTTATGCCGCTCTCTTGAGCAAGGTTTAGTTGTTTTGCTCTAAACAGAATTTCTTCGTATTCCACTTTAAGAGTTCTGACTTTTGCCATTTCTTTTTCACCATCCCTAGAACCATACACATCGCATGTAATGTAAGTTTCTAGTGCTTCCTCAAGCGTAGGCGGCAAGAAGATCTCTTCTGTCTCCACTGCTGGGTAACTAAGCTGAACAGGTTTGGCTTGGTATTCAATAACAAGACGTAACCCAACGGGCGCTCCTCTTATTAGAAGAGTATTGTAATTCAATGCCTGAGCGCTGAAGAAGTTTGTTTCTGTTTGCAGCAAGTGACCAAGAGAATTGTTTACTTCAACAGTCCCATAAGACAATTCATTTCTAATGGTTTGCTCTTGATGGATTTGAGAAATCTGTAAAACATTATCTTCAAATGGATTAAGCACACTGTCTAAAATAAACCCCCCCGCGCCTTGGCTAACTGCGTTAGCCGGCACGAGTTGGTATTTTTCTACACCTGCTTTTACTTCAACAGTAATAAAGCCTTTGCGAATAATAAACCTGGAATACAGATCCATTAATCCTTTGTTAGCAGAAATGATAACTTGATTTTTAATATTAGCTGCCAACTCAGTTGGGGTTGCATCGTCAGTAGAAACAGCTGACAGCCCATTGTATCTTAAATTTCTAAACAGTTCCGATACCAACATGGGTATTCTCCTTACACGATGTAACTGGACAAAGAGTTTGTATCTTCATCAGTATGTCTGCCTACCGAGAACACACCACCAGGATTAACAGTTACTGGCGTTTGTTCAGAAGGCTTGTATGGCTTCAAATAAGCTAACTGAGATATAGTGTCAATACAGTCATCTTTTCTGGATTTAATACCATTTAACGTAATTAAAGATAGCTCTTCCATAAAAGCCCCAATAATAATAGAAGTTTTCATCTCTTCTGGGAAAAAGATCTTACCTGCCTTGAAGTGAGGCAGAATTCTATTAAACCTTTGGATCTTATCTTGTGTTCCTGGGTTAATACCCAGCACGCCTTTTGTCATCGCAAAGTTAAAGTAAACGTTTTTATCAAACATCTTCTCTTGGATCCAAGGAATAAAGCCTGCTTGTTGCCCAGATGTTTCTACACCAACACTGTCAGGTTGGTAAATACTTACAAACTCAAACAGCTTAGCAAGAACCTTATCCATCAACCACTTTTCTCTAATACCATCAACCCAGAACCAATCTCCATTATTGTTATAAGCCCACACGCTGATAACAGAATAGTCGTGCATTTGCTCTGTTTTGGTTGCCCAGTCAGTAGTAATATAAAAGTTAAAGCTGCTTTTATTATTTAATAGTGACTGTCTCTTATACCAACGAATGTCTTCTTCTGCGACAATTCTATCTTCAGTCGAAGTAATTCTAAGCATAAGTTCTTGCATAAAACCACCAACAGTTCCTTCAAGGACAGCTTCTTCATACTGCTGCTTAACGAAGTCATAAGTAAAACGATCTTCCCACGCGCCTCTGAATTCTTCTCTGCTGCAAGGAAATCTTTCACAAACAGGCCACACGTTCACATCCCAAGCACCGCTTTCCACAGCTTCATACATTGGGTCATCCTTAGCAAACGGAGTACCATTAAAAATGGTCTTACGTCTAGTAGGGTGCAAAGCGTTGTTAATAGCTTTGTGAATGGTATCTCTAATCGTATCTTTAGCTGCTTTAGACTTTGCATCTTCATCCGAGATTAAGTCGTCGAGCACAGCAAGGTTAGGTCTTTTACCATCAATCTTAGCACCACGAATACCAGACTTCGCACCATACATCTTAACGCCAAAACGAGTGCCTTTCTTGGATTTAAATTCCATTGCACCATCGGTAATCTTTACGTTATCTGGGGGCAACCACTCTTGAAGATACTCAGAAGTTGTCCATCTGAATTCTACGTTCTTTCTAAAGTCTTTTACGCCGGCTTCCATAGAGTTACCAACAAACAACATACCATCTACTTTACCAAACCCATCAATCTCTCCGAAGACTGCTAGATACAACGTTAGGTATTCTGCCATTAGTGTGGTTTTAGCCATACCACGCGCGCAAAGATTAACAATCTTCTGCTTTCTGCCTTGAATCTTATCAAGCATAGCCAAGTGAACAACAGGGGTCGCGTTTTCCGTACCATTATCACCATTAACCAATTTAATAAATGTAGCGAACTTTAACGCAAAAAGACTAGGAAGATAGCTCCCACTGTTTAATGAATCATAATCAACTTCATTAAGCCATTCATCAACAGTTATTCTGATGCTGTTCTCTGTAATAAGATCCTTAGCAATCTTTTCAGGCGTGTCGCTAATCAGACCAATCATTACATCTGGCTGGTAATTTCTAATGTTTTCTTCAAACGTTGCCATTTTTCTTCTCCTCAAGAAGTCTGCCTAAATCAGTTGCTTCTTGCTCTAAACATTTAATGATCTTTAAAACGTCTTTCAGGGCCATTGCGGCCCTGATCGACTTTTGTTCTGATGTTGAATTTCTATTATCAGTCATTACGACTTAATCCTTGTCCTAACATTAGAGATGGTTCTGTATTCTTCCCCATACTCTTTATGAACGGTAATAGCAGTTAATGAACCTCTGCTAAAAAGGCCACGCGCCTTTGCCCAATCACTTGGTTTAGATAGGGTTCTAAACTGTTCTCCGACAACTCCACCTAGATCTTGTTTTCTATCGTGGTGTAAGTGAGCAGTAGCAACAAGTCTGTAAGCCTTAGCTAGTGCCCACTCATCAGCAAACTGGTCGGCAAACACATCTTTAAGAGCGCCCCATTTAATCGTATCACCATGGTGAGGGAAGCACGCGCATTTACCCCATTGAATAACTCTATACTCGTCATCAGTGACAACGATGTTTACTCTTGGGTTGTTTTCAAATTGAGCTTGCAGTGCGATCATAATACCAATGTAAGCACTGGGATCGTGGTTCCCTTTAATAAGGTGAACTTCTACTTCTTGATGTGTCTCTAGTAATCTTCTAACAGCTCTACACATTAATCTAAGAGTTGTCATCATATTCTTAAGGTGCTGCCCCTTCTTAACATCCAATACGTTACCAGAATGGGGGGTCGCACCTTTATGGTCATTAGCGTCTAACAAATCACCAAGCTCAATCAATACAGCTTTATGAGAGGCCGGCAATCTTGCTACCAAGTCATCAATAGCAAAATTAAAGTTTTGTTCTAAATCATCTTCACCATAATGAGAACCTACGTGTAAGTCAGCAAGCATAATCCAATTTGCGTAATCTGCTGCTCTCTCGTTTGGTTTTGGTTTAGCAATCTTATCCAGTTTAGGAATATCTGAAAGAGCTTCTTTAACTGCGTCAGCAAAACTAATCTTTTCTTCGTAACCATCTACTTTGAAATAAAGACTAGAACCAGATCCATCTTCTGTTTTTCTTAGCAACCAACCAGAATGTAATCCACCAAAATCTGTAAGACCCTCGTCTTCTAGTCTTTCAACGATAGAGGGATCCATCTTCTCTTTTGTTTTGTAAGATTTGTAGCTTCTTCTGATACCAGACTCGCACACATTAAACATTTTACCAATGGCTTTGTATGTTAGGCCCTGCTCTCTAAGCTTTGCAATTTCTTGCTCTCTTGCAGTGACTTTAGCTTTAATCTGTAACATTGAGGTCATATTGTAATCCTTACTTCTTGCTGACATCTGTATAATCTGCGTCTTCAATATCATCGCTAGACGATACGATTTTTTGCTGAACAATATCTTTTGTTCTGGCGCCGGACTTAATAAGTTCCAGTTGCTGTTTTGCTAGATCAGCAATAAGGCTTTCCATATCATCCATAGCTTTATTCTTAGTGGTTCCGATATCAATCTTAATAAGAGTGTTCTCTGGTTTCTTAAGATGGTTTAGAATAGAGTTGGCTGCTTGTGTTCTTGCCATATCAGAAGTAGAGCTTGCCATAATCTCTACTTGTGTGTTAATAGCTTTTTGATAAGCATCCTGGTTTAACACATAATGCGGAACCATTGTCTGTTCAAAGATCTCATTAACAAGCTTGCCTCTGTTGTAAGCAGATACATAGCTTTCAATGTCTTTCTTTGTGGTTCCATTAGCAACGTGTTTGGAATATCTATCTGGAAATGTTCTTACATACGCATCAAAGTTGGAGTACCCTCTCAACTTGAACGAAACATAAGTAACAGCATTCAAATAATCTTCAACACTGTATCTGCTATCTGTAAGAATATTTGTATAAGAGATAAAGTTATCTCTCACATTTTTAGCAAACTCTTCATCTTTGCTAATATTCTCAATCTTTTCAGCAAGTTCATCCGAAGCCATCCTTTTCAGGTGTTTTGGCAAGGCTTGCTGCAAGAGTGTTTTTGTCAGTGTGTAGTCTTTTTTAGTAGATAGCATGCCAACTTTTGGCTCTGCTTCATTAGCATCTTCATCGAAAATAGACATTGCTAATCCTCCATTCATACCAAGTATATAGGTGTCTTATAGGGAAAAGCAACATATGAAATTTTTATAAATTTTTTTGGCAAAGATGGAAATTTGATAAATTAGTCTCGTAGCTGGGTTTACCACATCTATCCCCCAACTTAAAATTGATACCCCCCCCGGTAGTTGATTTTTATCGTACGTTTATACCTACCCCCATTGTATCTCCTGTATCTCTCATACTGGGTAGTCTTCATACTATCTACCACGTGTATACTTGTGTGTATATGTATAGGCGCTAACGCGCCTTAGTGATACGCTCATGTATCAGCCATCAATGGAGAAGTCCAATGAAGAAGCCTTCGCTCTCATCTCTCGGTCGCAATGACCTTCAACTGTTCTTTGCTTTGGTATCCAAAGTATTGAACGAACATCAATCTTCCAACAAAGGAACTGCGTGATGACTGTCATCGCTCTCGCTCTCGTGTTTGCTGTCGCTGGTGCCTACAATGCTCTCAGTGAACGGTATATGACTGGATTGGTATGCCTCATGATTGGTATGTCAATCCCTCTCTTGAATACTCTGTAATGGGTATTCCTCAATAATACTCAAGGCCTAACGGCCTTGGGTCAGGTTCAACAATGGTGTTGTTCCTGGGTCCATCAACAAAAGGATTATGGACATGTGGAAACTGTTGGCTGCTCCCTTCCGGATTTTCGGTGTTATTGGTACGGCAGCGGATGCTGCTGAGTTTGGATTGAACTCTATGGTTCGGTCCTATCGTCGGGTTAATGAAGTCTCTGAAAAGAAGGCTTTTATGACCCATACTGGTAATCTTCGTCGTGCTCTCGATGAAGCTACCAAGGAAGTTGTTCAAGCTGATATTAAGCTTGTTCAAGAAATCCAAGCTCTCTCTCTTGAAGAGCAAGGTCATTTTGCTGCTGTAAAGGCAGAACTTGATGCTGCTTGGAAAGCTCATACCTCTCGTCAGCCTGCTACTGTCGAAGAGTAAAACCAAAGGTATATCCAGTAATATGGGTATACCATCTTTCTACCAAGAAAAGGCCTAACGGCCTTTCGTGAGTATCAATGGTGGTACTCATTCGTCCAACAATGGAGAAAACCAATGGACATCGTTCAAGCCCAAACCTCTGCTCGTGGTGAATACCTCTCTCCTGCTGCCAAGGCTCTTGAAGAAGAGCTGATGGCTGAGTTCAATGTTCTTCCGACCAACGAAGATCCGAACTACCGCTACCTGAATGTCATCTTCAATGGTTCTGCCATTGGTGGTATGTCGATTCAGGACCTCATCCGCAATGCTGCTCGTAACAACGAGAAAGCTCCTGCTGGTGCTCCTATGGCTTCTGCCAAGGCTGTCATCCAAGCTCTGAATAGCATCGCTGTTGGTGCTTTCAAGCGTACGCCTGCTGTTGCCGGCTTCTCGCTTGAGTTCCGTTGTGCTCCTCGTAAGGGCTCTGCTCCTGTTGAAACCAACAGTCAGGCTACCTTCGAGACGCTTCTGGCCTCTCTGCTTGGCTAAGGCATTTGACCCATCAGTGTATCTTCGGATACATTGGTGGGTTATTTTTTTCTTGAACCAATATACCACATTACCACGAGTATATTCCACCTATAGCTACAGTAACTTTCTTGATAGTTTAGAGAAAGTCTTTTATAATGGTTTTTTGTGTGTTTATAATATGTATTTGCGAAGCCCTCTAATATGATTATAATACACTCTTTAGAGTGTATTCATAATAGAATTCGGCAATCAAGATTGTTGTACTCTTATATCTGGATAAGATCCAAACACAATCCAACATAAATATTTCATACCCACACTATCCTATTGATATTCTTCAAAAGAAATATAATAATCCACTTTATGTATTAGTAATCTTCAGTATAGATAGTCTGCTGAAAGACTATGACTATCTTACAAAACCACTGTAAATTAATAATCATTATTAAGTATGCTATGTACTCTTCAGTGTATTCTTCAGGGCCTGACGGCCTTTTTTGAGTGTCTTATGAATGTCTCATAAGAACAATGCCAATGAAAGGGAATATCATGGCAATGCAACTGCAACAGAAATCCAACGTCACTGAAGTCTATGAAAATGCTGATTTTATGAGCATTATCAATGACATTGGAGAGGAAAAGCATCTTCAAAATCTACAATCTATCGTAGAAGAAGGGGATAGCAGCTTCCGTAGCTCTGTTATTCTCCAAGAAATTTCAAAACATCCTCTTTTCGCTGAAAGAGATAATACCTATAAAAAGGTGTTATCTATGGTCCTTATGAATCCTGCTCCAATCAGTGAGATTCTCAAGGCCATTCAGAAAGACTTTTCTGGTGATTATGATGCAGCTGCATTGTATATTTCCAGTCTTCCAAAAGAAGAATTTTCTGTTATTTATTCAGAGAATTCTGACAGACAACCAGTCTTTCTTTTGAAGACAGCATTCTCAATGGGAGAAGCAGATAAAACAGCTCTAAAAGCTCGTTATATCTCTCCTCTCATCAATCCATCCAAAAGCGTCAACCCATATTCAGGAATTCCATTTAGTGTTGTAAAACACTATGAAACACCTGATAGGTATCTTGAGCTCTTTGAGTTCGAGACAGCGCTTCCAAAATCAATGCTTGAAGCACATGATGTTCTGGTCATTCAGAACAATGTCAAACTCAAATTTGTATTGTCTTCTCTCTTTGAAGATAAAACAAATATGCCCATCAATACAAAGAAAAGCTACAAAGCTTCTTCTGAAAACTTGATGAGCACTTTGAGTGTGCTTTCAAATGGTGAATTCTACTTGGCTCATTCTTATGACCATCGAGGAAGACACTATGCTCGCGGATATCAGCTCAATTACCAAGGAACTGATTTCAACAAAGCAAGCATTGAATTCGCAAACAAAGAGATTATCCCTGTATAGGGATGATTACAGAGAGGTGTAAATCCTCTCACTTAATCCATTAATAAACAATAGTCGGAACTCTTACAGGAACAATAGTCGAAAACACCAAAGGAACAATAGAATAAGCTTGAAAAAGCTACTTCAACTTCCACCCGCATCCAAAGGAGAACTCCGATGCAACTCTTCACACCCAAGCAACACCTGGAGATGAACATTGTCAACATGCATATTGAACGCTTGTCGTTCAATGAGCGTCTTGAAACGTTCAACAACAACAAAGCTGCTTATCTCTCTTTTGATGCTTCTGTCATCAAAGAAGCAGCTGAGCCCAACCAACTGATTGCTTCCATCAATGCGTATAAAGACGCAATGAATGGTAAAGCAATTGGCTTTGGTATCGCAGCTGATGCTACTGCATCTGGCGCACAACTCTACGCAGTATTGTCCCATGATAATGCTGTTGCTCGCGATTGTAACCTCACTTCAAGTGAGAATTACAAAGACTTTTATTCGGAAGCAACCCTTGCTTTCAAAACACAAAAGTCTCGCAAAGAAGTAAAACAGGCTGTAATGCCTTGGTTTTACGGATCTGCCGCGAAACCCGCTCAAGTCTTCGGTTCTCTCGAAGCATTTGAAGATGCTATGGCTATGGCGTACCCTGGTATGCTTCGCTTGCGTCAAGCATTGCTCAAGGCTTGGAACAAGAACAATGTAATCCAATCTTGGACACTTCCAGATGGATTCCAAACTTCTTCTTACGAACAATCTTCCGAAACTTGGAAGGTAAAACTCGGTAATGCTTATGCCGAGATTCGTAAGCACATTCCTGCAAAAGCAGAATCCAGCATCAAAAATGCTGCTAACGTCATCCATTCTATCGATGGGTACGTTGCTCGTGAAGCAGTGCGTAGAGCACGTTATGGGTCTTCCAACAAGATCCAATTGCTTCAATCTCTGCGTTCCAAGAACGTCAACATCGAGAATATCACGATGTTTGAAAAGTATTGGGCGTTGTATAAGAAAACTGGAATGCTGTCTGCCGGCATTCTTCCGTTTTGTGATGGTATTAATCCCACTGAACATCAATATGATGTACTTCGGGAATTGATTCTCTCACTGCCGAATACTCCATTTGAAGTGCTGGTAGTTCACGATTCCTTCCGTGTACTGCCAACATACGCAAACGAGATTCGTTGTCTCTACAACAAAGTTCTGTATGAAATCGCTGAATCCAACTTGATGGACAGCATTCTTACAGACATTCACGGAAAGACCACGACTTTTGAAAAAGAGTCGTTCTTCAATTTCCGTGAATTGGGAGCTGCTAATCACAGCCTCTCGTAAAACAAAAGCCCTATCGCAGTAATGCGGTAGGGTTCTTTTTTTTATAACTAACAATAAGTGTTTTGTGTCTTTTCTTTTCAAAGGAAACCACAAAATGCTTGAAGAAATCATTCAAAAATTTCATGATTTAAAATATTCATCTGGTAAACTAAAGCCAAGCTTAATATACGTATCTAATGAATTTTATAAACTTATTAATGCTCAAGCATTAAAATCTGAAAGGCTTACTCCAAGAACTGATAAAAAAGATGGCATGATAATCATTGGTATAAGAATCATACCGGACAATAGTTTTAAAAACTTTGAAATATTCTTAAGCACTGCTCCTCTTTTTTCAGACCCAATGAATTTCATTGAAGATCTATCAGCCCACAAAAAGATGCAATGGCTTTATGAATTGGAGAAATACAAATGATTGGTCTGTATAACAAAACAACTTTTTACATGGAACACCTTGCTGCGCAACAGTGGTATCAAGTAAACGTAAAAAGATATACAATTATACATAAACAAAACAGAGTAAAAACTCCATTAGCTCTCGGTGGCTTTTGGTATGCTCCGGGATTAATCTATAAAGACTCGGTGTCTGCCCATGAAAAAATGCGTTACATTTCTTTGGGGTATTCAATCCTTGATAAACAAAACCAATCTGTTTAAGTGTTTGTTGGTGTGTATGGAATACTATTATGTCTATAACAAAATATCAATTCTGGGGGCAAAAAGAGTTGCTTACACACGTTAATCCAAAACTAATAACGGGTATTCACTACGTATACAAAAACAAAGTTAAAACTCGTTGCTTCTTTGTTGTAGACAATATTGAGTATGAAATAGAAACCATTGTTCTTGAAGATTTAAAAACTGCTAAAAGCATTAGAAAAATAATGCCGGTCTTTATTTTACAATCAAAATTTGAAACTGCTTTCAGTAAAGAAACAGCCCATCAAAAAATGAAGTATGCTTCACTACCCAAGTTTAAATTAACCAAACAGCAGTCTGTAAAGATTATTCGCTATAAAAACTTTAAAACAGATCTTACTTTTAAAGATACTATGTTTAAATGGCCTATTCCAGACAGTAACGTTTACGGATTTTAGGGAAATAAATATGTTTAATTTTGAAAATCCGGATATTCAAATATCTTGCACTTGTTGTGAACAACTAATTGGAAATGAATATTTTAATAAAGGTTTAGCCTATCATTGTGCTTCTTTTTGGTATACTGACAAGAAAAACAAAAGAAAATTTATTTCAGGCGAATACGGCTCTACGCTTTTTGACATGTCTTATTATTACCTTAAACCAGAATACCAATATTTAACAAAGCTATTACCAACTAAACAAGTTGTATGCGACTTTTGCGGTTGGCATTTTATGGTAACCTTTAAAATATTAGAACCTGCTGATTGTGATCCATCAGAAGACACTGATGAATTCGTAGAATGGTTTAAAACAGTTAAACCTAAATGCCCGGCGCATCAAGACTTACACCGCATTCAAACAATCAAACAAAAACTAGGATTATAGTAATGCCTGCTAACTTAACAAACACTGAAAAGTTTGCAAAAGCTATTCAAAAATTTGAAGAATTGCTTCCAGGTTGGTGGTGGAGTGTAGGTATGTGCACATTAGGGGCACACGCTAGTTGCGCAATCGACGGATACTCAGATAAAGCAGAACTGCTTAATAACGTAAAATCTGGTCATCAATTCGATACAGGCTTTCATTGGGATAGTACCAATGAACTTCCCCACCAAGCTTTGGAAAATGTAATGAACCAAGCTCTGGACTTTCTTAAAACATATAAGGAAAACAATAATGACACTAACTGAAGTTATTAACAAGCTTAATGAGATTAAGCTGCTTGACCCAGATATTAAAGTATACGTAATTGCTGATCATGGACAAGATCTCACCAGATGTATTGATGTAGATTACAGCTGGATTAATCAACAAGGTGAAGAAGTTCACATTGATGATGTAAATGACTATGAGCCAGATGAAGTCGAACGAATTGTTGTTCTCTCTTAAAGGATACTATTATGGGACTTGCTAAAACACCTGCCCAAACCAAAGATAAACCTGTATTCAAATTTGAATCTGGTGAACCTGTTGTTTGTATTAAGTCCGCTTCACCAGGCTACAAACTTAACCACGTTTACACACCTTATAAAAATGACAAAGGTATCGTTTGCCTTAAAGGTGATGACGGATTTGAAGACATGTGCTCTATGCTTGTCTCATCTTTTAAAAGGAAAGAATAATGAATATTATATTTCAAATTGTTATCTTCTTTGTAGTCTTTATGATTTACAGAGCTATTAGAAATCCTATTCTTGGTATTACTGACTCTCAAAAATTCACAAAACCATTTATATATTATATGGGTTTGTGTGTTTTTATTGTAGAAATTACTACTGTAGGCTTTACCACACAATATGTTATGTATGGGATTTAATTATGATAGACATTAAAATTAAAGATTATTCTTGCAATAACCCTTATTTTCTTCCTCTGGAAAACACTCATCCTGATGTACAACATGAGCCTGTCATGACTTCTGTAATGAGAGAAGGTCTTTTTCTCAAAGACTTTAATCTTAAAGATGTAGACACAAGAGAAACCCTTAGAAAAACGATTGATAAACTGCTTTCTAATAGCATTCGTTAAAGCCCTTAAAACCCTATATTACCTTTACGTACCACGGAGGGTAATATTATGAAACTTAAAAAGTTTTACACAAGAGAAGCTACCTTCTTCTTTGCTTTGGTTGTTCACGGAATGTGGGTGTATCTATTACTCACACTTCCTGACAGCCTCAAAGTAGAAGTCTTCTCTACTATCGCGTTTCTATCTATGAGCTGCTTTGCCGGCGCCTTTGGCCTTAAAATCTATCAGCTCAAAATGGAAAAAGATCACGAAAACGGCACTTCTAAAATTGAAGTTGTCGAGCACACAAAAGTTACAGAAGTAACAGAAAACAAAGAGGTGGGATAATGTTAGCATTCTTTAATTCCTTTAAGCTTCCCATTATTCTTTTTGTAACTCTCATGGCTGTTAGCTCGGTTTCGTTTTACACTATCAAAAACCTGCTTGAAGCTAAAGTTCTACTTCAAGTAAAACTTGATGCCGCTGAAACAGAACTTACAGCTATTAAAAACAAAGCAGGGCTTGATACCAAATCTGCCCAAGATGCTTTTGAACTACGCTTCAAAAACCAAGAAGAATTCAATCTTGGTGTGCAACATTTAGACTCTCTCACCTTTGGTGATGAAACTCTACCACAATCAACACAGGAGATGTGGAAATGGTTAAACCAACGCCAGTAATTATTGGTATCTGTTTTTTGTTTTTAAGTGCTTGTGCACCTGAGATCATTACTGTAAGAGAACCAATTGCTATCCCTGAATCTGTTACATCTTGTTCGGGTGTCCCTTCTATTCCTAATGAAGTAACCTCAGTAGACCAAAGCAATAAACTTACTCTTGATATTTACAGAGCAGCTAAAGATTGCAAAAATACTGTTAACAACATTAACGCTTACATTACCAATTACAACAAAACAGTAGCAACTCCTCAATAAGGAATACTACAATGCGCATACGTACAAACATTCTGATTGTTCCTCTTCTGATTTTGATTCTATTCAAAACAGAATTTCAAGCATTTGTTGTGCGTATGGCACAAACTCACCAAGTTGTACAAGTACCAGATGAACACCTAACCATTACCCTGAGAGATACCACCGTTGTTTACAAAGGTGGTATCTCACCAGGCAACGCTACTGCTCTTGATGTATTCCTTATCATTAACCCACAAGCCACAGTCATCTCTATGCACTCTGGCGGTGGTAATGTTGCTGCTATTGATATGTACTTGGATATCGTAGCAAAGCATAATCTTAAAGTTATTGTCGAAGCCGGCAACAAATGTATGAGTGCTTGCGCTGCTATCGCTATTGCTCAATACAAGTCTAACAATCTCTACATAGAAGATACAGGTATTCTGGGATTTCATAAAATCAAAACACTTGCTGATTTTAGAACCTTTACACCAGATCAAATCATGAAACACCAAGAGCTTACAATTGCTAAGTTTTATGATGACCTCACTTCTTATGGGTTTTCTGTTCAAATGGTTTCCAAAATCATTCAAGAAACCGATGAGTACACTCTACTCTATCCACTGACGTATAAAGATCTTCCAAAATTTTTGGAAGGGACTATATACAGTTCAACTAAAACGAAATAATGGGTTCCGAAATTAAGGTTAGCTGGTGCTTTCAGGAGGCTGTAACCCTCTTCCGGAAACGGCAAAGAGTTCGATTCTGCCCGGAACCCACCATATATTTTTGTCGTGTAGCTCAGTTGGTTAGAGCATTGTCCTGATAAGACAGAGGTCGGTAGTTCGAGTCTACCCACGACAACCAATACGTTCTATTAGCTCAACTGGAGAGAGTATTGTCTTGCGAAGGCAAAGGTTACTGGTTCGAGTCCAGTATAGAACACCACATAATGCGCCGGTAGCTCAGTGGTAGAGCGGTGGACTTTTAATCCGATGGTCGTGAGTTCAATCCTCACCCGGCACACCATAATAAACCGTAAGCGTTGGGGCCGTTCACCGTACAGGTGTTCACTTGGCTGCGAAACGGAGAGGGAAACCTCTGGCTTGGGTTCGCTCCAAGCCTTTAATATGCCGTCATAGCTCAGCTGGTAGAGCAACCGCCTTGTAAGCGGTAGGTCCGGAGTTCGATCCCCCGTGGCGGCACCAATTTAAAGGATTTTTCACATGTCTAAAAAGAAAGCTCCCCCAAAGCAACGCAATCCTTATATTGCTCAAATGCTTTTTCGCGTTTCCGGCTCTCACGGAAAATCTAAAAAAGCAGAACGTAAAGCAATGAATGAAAAGATTAAAGCTTTGAAAAATAAAGCAGATTTTGAAAACTAAAAGGTGTCTAAAATGGATGCTCTACAAATGTTTCTCAATACTCCACCCACCAATGAACAGCTGTATCGTTGCCTGCGTGAGAACCCTTCTGAATGCTCTATGGCTGGAATGATACCTTTGTTGTGTGGTCATTACGAAGGTATCGAACCAAAATTCTTGGTTCTTTATGCAACCGATCCAGATACATTGTATGATAATGTTTCTGACGAACTTACGGGATTCCGCATTTTTGGTCACATCCTTCAACAAGGAACATCATGAGCTCATACGTACTTATACACCGTGACGATATTGGAATGGTAATCCAAAATTTAGAAGCACTTAAAACAGAACTTACCATACTATTAGAAAACTCCCAAGATATCTATGATGCTAATGAAAAACTTTCAGAAATCATACACGAGTTAGAAGACAGCAATTTAAAACCTGTTTACATTCACCCATCTAATAGACCACCAATCATCAAACAATGGCAAAAAGGTGTTATTGAAGATATCAATTTTTGTCTTCAATCATTTGATAAAGCCCTCTCATCTAATTTCATTGAAACTCTTTTTCCAGACGCCTCTTAGGCGTTTTTTGGTTTTTAGCTTCACGGAGTAATTCTAATGCAACACAAATTCCCATTTAAAGGCATTCAGCAATTAATTCGTGAAGCTAACCTTTCTCATTTACTCATTAAAACACCTGAGCGCGACAAAGAATCTAAAGGCATCATTAACGCATACATGCATGAATTGTATGAAGACTTTGAGGATTAACAAATGTTACATCAACTTAAAGAGATATGCAGAGCATATTACGATAATGATCCAATCTCACAAGGTGTAATGATTAATGAAACCCTTTACAATCAAATTGTTAAAACCTACAATTTCCAACAGTTCACAAACGGTGTTCGACCATACTTCAAACTCAAAGAATGTCAAGTATACCCTGATTCAACTATGCCTTTATTCTCTTATAAAGAGTATAGTCTCTGGGATCCTACTCCTGATGTTTTTGACTTTGATTTTTCTGCTCACAAAAAACTAGAAATTATGGCTCTTTTAGGAGACCCAGCATGTCTTACAGAATCTACAACGTAACCAACATTCAATGGGACAAAGAGATTGATGGCACTATTGCCGTTGTTAGGCTTCCTTCAGAAGTCAACATCCCTATTTTCTCTGACCCAAAAGTGTCTACTGAGCAAGTTGAATTTGAAATTGCCGACGGCCTTTCCGAAACATTCGGATGGCTCGTTAAAAGCTTTAATTATAAGGTAGCAAACTGATGTTTTACACATTTAGACAAAACAATTCTGGTGGATACTATTCAGGACCGCAGTATATCATTATTGAAGCTGCTGATGCAGAAGAAGCCAATGAACGCTCTCAATCTACCCAAATCTATTTTGATGGTGCTAGCAATGACGGTCCTGATTGCCCTTGCTGCGGAGACCGCTGGTACAGAGCTTATTCCAATGATAAAGGTACTGACCAACCAGAAATCTACGGATACAACCAATTTCAAGATGATGAGTGGGTTCAAACAGATGCTAATGATGAAGATATGGATCTTGAAATCCACTATCTTAATGATGCAACAGTTTACTTCAAAAGGGCATAATCATGCGTGAATACACTATCAAAATAAAGCCAGTTTACAAAATTGTAGCATTTGATGGTAATTCACTCGTCTCTGCTTACGACCTTGTAAAGGATGAACGTGGTTGCTGGGGTTGGAATTACCCCATTGAAGAAGAATACAAAACAGAAGAAGAAGCCCTGCAAGGTATTGAAAAGTATCTTACAGACCCAAAAAACCATTCATATTCGTTTTCTGTTTTGAAATTCTTTGTGAGAGACTATATCTACTCATAAGAAATTAATGATTCCGTAGCTCAACTGGACAGAGCAAGAGCCTTCTAAGCTCAAGGTTGGGGGTTCGAGTCCCTCCGGAATCGCCATTAAAAAAGTGTAACCATGAAACTCCCTAAAAACTCAAAAGTCCTTTTCCGAGGAAGACGGCATTTCATTCTTGAAAGAGATGAAACGTTTACAGACACAAAGTACATTTACTATGATGTTTACGTTTACTCCTTTAACGCTTCTCGCTGGATGTATTCAAAATCTATGGGCAGCTTTGCTGACTACCAAAATGCCTACGATTGCCTTGTAGAACAAGAAGCCATATATGAGTATAGAATGCAAAACGCATTAAACCCTAAACCAATTTAATAAAACTATCATCAGTGTGTGGGAAAGCTTGGTTAATCTGCCTCACTTGGAATGAGGAGAACGCTGGTTCAAATCCAGCCACACTGACCAACCATTGTTCGAGATTAGCTTAGCGGTAGAGCATCTGGCTGTTAACCAGAGGGTCGTAGGTTCGATCCCTACATCTCGAGCCATATTATAAACGGGCTGTGTAATGGGTTACGGGTGATCCTTGCAAGATCGCTGTCAATGGATTCAATTCCCATACGGTCCACCACTTTAACCAATAAGGTTTCAACAAATGAAAAACCAACAAGTAAAAGTTTACTTTCCTTTCCTTCAAATCCTTACTTTGATTTTTATCACTCTCAAACTTACTGGATACATTTCTTGGTCTTGGTTGTGGGTACTTGCCCCAATGTGGATCCCTCTTGCTATCTTGCTTAGTTTCGCTTTATTCGCATTAACACTATATTACATTCTTAAGTAATATTGGGAAATAGCTCAGTTGGTAGAGCGCCAGACTTTGAATCTGGATGTCGCCGGTTCGAACCCTGCTTTCCCATCCAAGATGAGTTCCAAAGCCCGTATCCCTATATTGGTTAAGACTTTGGAACAATAGTCCGGTGGCTACCTTGCCCGTAAGGGCGCATAGACAACTGATCGGTGTTGGCAAACCCGGCTATGGAGTGGAATGCTCCATACCTAAATAAAAGACAGAACATTTCAAGGCTTTCCAAAAAGATCGGAAGTTTGAGACTGCTTTCCCATCCAACAAAAACAAAGGAAATACAATGACACCTATCTACCTTCATAACTGGTCTTCCAAAGATGAAATGATTGCTGATTTTGAAAACGTATACGGCGCTGACAAACTAACAGACGAACAAAAAGCAAAATATGACCACGTTGATGTTATTCTTGCAAGCTATGGCACAGATAACTATTCTGGTGATGCGTTTGTTCTGTTTCAAAACAATGTAAATGGTCTTTATTACGAAGTCAATGGTTCTCATTGTTCGTGCTATGGACCTGAAGGTCAATGGGGTGAAGAACCTTGTGAACTTGAAGTCATTAAACACCGCGTTCTTGATGGCCGCCTCGGCTCTGATGATTACTCTGATAACGTTTTCAAAACTGAGATCCTTGAAGTACTTGACTATTTGAATGCTTAACAATACGCCCAAGTGATGGAATTGGTATACATATCAGTCTTAGAAACTGAGTTTTGAGAGTTCGAGTCTCTCCTTGGGCACCATATACTATAAGCCCTATGTCTGGTTTAAGCATTGCTTATATTAGCTTAGGCACCCATAGGACGGAAGTGTTACGGTAGCACGTTAGTCTCCAAAACTGAAGGCCAGGGTTCGACTCCCTGTCGTCCTGCCATTAAGGAATATAAAATGAAAGTATTGTTTTACGATTAGAGAACCTCATAGGAGATCTAATCATGTCTAAAACTTACAGAAATCACGTCCTTCTCAAAGAATACTCTTTTGAAGAAGTTGCTAAACGTTACGGGCACCTTTTTTCAAAATACCCCGAAGAATTTGAAGATTTTAAACAAGCCTATGTAAAAGCCAAACAAGGTTACTACGCTTGGAGTATTTTCAATTATGCACCAGAAGGTGCTAAAAAGTATTACAGAAAGCGCTTTAATAAACGTTTTCGTCAAGAATGCAAACAATATCTTCGTGATATTGAAAATGAAAGGTTTTTTCCGGTTGAAAAAGACTCTTTGGGTCAAATGTATTGGGATATGTAATGAATATTAAAGATCTAACAGAAAAAGATGTAAATCGTAAAGTCATTTATTCCAGCTTTAACAGCAAAGAAGTTGGAGTAATTTCGTCTTGGAATGATAAATACATCTTTGTACGCTATGGAAACAAAACATTTGGAGAAGCTACTGATCCAAATGATTTGGAATACGAGCTTAACTAATTAAAAAGCTTAATATACTACTTGTCCTTTCACGGTATATTAAGTTTTTTATGCATCCGAGGGTATGCGCCACAAAACCCTCACTTAATTCAAATTGCGTGTGCCGATAGTAGCTCTTGTCAAGCTATGCGCCGCATAAGTCTATAACTAAATGATCCCTTCCGACCAAACAGACTAGGAACGTTCACCGGTGTAGTGTTATAGATTACCAGCACGGGGGTTTACTGGCATAGTGTTGCAACACTTGGGTACCCCCCACCAATTACTTATATACAATCACATTAGAATCACTAAACAAAGTTAGGAAACAAAATGTGTAGCAGTCTAAATTATCCCGCACTTGTGCTTAATGCAGACTACTCCCCTCTTCAAATCTGGCCCCTCTCTACTTGGGACTTTGAGAAAACCTATTCTAAGGTTGTAAATAACAAAGTCTCAGTAGTTGCTCAATACGACGCAGTATTACGTTCTGCCAGAGCTGAGTACATTCCTCCTTCTGTTGTTGCCCTAAACAAGTATGTAAAAGTGCCTTCACGAGTTCCTTTTAGCCGACTTAATATTCTGCTTAGAGATGACTTCTCTTGCCAGTATTGTGGTTCTGATTTGAAACTCAACGAGATGACCTTCGACCACGTGGTACCACGCGCCAAAGGCGGTCTCACTAATTACACAAACATCGTCTCTTGTTGTTCAAAATGTAATGCTTTAAAGGCAGATAAAAACATTATGAAACCAAGAAGAAAACCAGATTTCCCTAATCCAAGAGAAATGTGGAAACAACATCCCGAACAAGTTCTTAAACTTCATAAGACTTGGTTAGATTCACTTTACTGGTCTGGTGTTTTAGACCAAAATTAGATAAAATCTTTGGAACAGAAACATGACAAATAAAGTAATCAATCAAGAACTACTTATTCAAGCCTTGGCGTGGTTCATCGTAAACGATGAAACCAACGCCGGCGGGGATTGGGAGCAAGAAAACTACTTCTGGCTACAAAATCGTAGGCACGCTTATCAGTTTTTTGGTGGTTGGAAAGAAACTGTTAAGCTTGCTGAAGAGTTTTCTAAATCCATCCCAAAGAATTCTAATTATTCTGAAGACTATGAAAATGAATGGATGGAAGACGTCCGTAAATACACCTTCGCAACAACTTAATGGAACATAATTATGCGCGCTACTGCTCATCAATATCTTGAAGTAGTTAAGTCAGCCACCTCTTTTAACGAAGAAAACGCAAGACGCAGATTAACACAAATTACAAGTCGTTTGCAAATCATTGCAAATGACATTGTATTTATAGAAAAAATCATTAACGACGCCAAAGAACACTACGACGATACTCTATCTCTTGGTTACGTCATAGCTGACGAACCAAAATTTTCATATTTTACCCCACCAGATGAAACAACAAAAAGTTGGCAAAAACAAACCGACGGTTTAATAGACATGTTAATACATTTTGAAGACTTTTCTAGAGAAACCTTTAAAAGACTTTATCAAGAGTCTATTGAAATTCAAGAAAATTTACGTAAATACGCCACTATAGCATAATGGTTAATGCCTCCAGCTGTGAACCGGAGAATTCTTGTTCAACTCAAGATAGTGGTACCAAATAGGAACAATAAAATGAACTATACTATTGAAGATGCTCACAGGCATATTATACCAGAACATCTACAACAAACATTTCAGAACTATGTAAAATACGGTACCCCACCTGGAAGTTTTACTCGTGCTGTCTTGTCTAATGATTTTATTAATGCTGCTATTAAAGCAGATGATACTAATCGTCAAATTCTACCAGAGATTGCTAGATATGTTTACAACACTCTTCCAGAAGATTCTTGGGGATCTCACGAAAAAGTTGTAAAGCATTTACTAAAATTTCGCTGATTGGTTTTTTGGTTTTATACACTAAAACATGCTGAAACCTTCATAGCACTGCGCTATAAGTGAGTAAGCCCATATAGAGTAGCCTGCGGTGTAAACATATCCAATGGCTTTTATAGGGTACAAAAAGTCTATAAGCTGTAACTTATAGATAACAAAGCCCGCCTGTTACAGCAGGTTTAACCTCTCGATATTATGACGGCACCGTCGAGCTGTCATATTATCGGGAGGATTATTAAATTTTAATATCAAACTGGTGTGTCTACGTAATACAGGAACGGCACTGAATCCCTTTAAGGGTCGTAGCCCCAATAATTGAGCTTGATCAACTCATAGGGATGATGTTGGTTCGAGTCCAACCACCAGTCCATTTAATTACTTTCAATAAAAAAAAACAAAATGAAAGTCAATCTTCGTAAAGCCAATCAATTGGCTCTTGAACTTCAAAACAAACTAAAAACTGTTAAAGT